ACGACAATCTTTTTTCAAAAAAAAAAAAAAAATTAAAAATAATAAAAACAAAGGGGGTGTATTTTAATAGGGGGGTTGACTTTTACATAAAAATGTTGTATATTAGCAGTATGAAGAGAATAATTAGTCCTGTAACAGGAAAGAAAATAAGAGATATAACTGGACAAAGGTTTGGAATATTGACAGCAATAAAACCTACAATTAAGGTAGGTAGGAATCATAAATGGTTGTGTAAATGTGATTGCGGAAATAAGAAAGAAATATCAGTTAAGCAATTAACAAGAACAGATAGAGGTGATAAACCGCCAACAAGGTCATGTGGATGCATTGGTACTAAGCCACTGGAGCACTATGGAGGGTATAAAGGAGTACATAAGTCTTATTTTACATCTTTAAAGCATGGAGCTAAAGCCAGGAATATTGAATTTAAAGTAACGATAGAAGAAATTGGAGATTTATTAGAAGCGCAAGAAAATAAATGCGCATTATCTGGAGAAGAGATAGAGTTTACATCATATGGCATTAAAACTGCATCACTTGATAGAATAGATTCTAATAAAGGATATACAATTGATAATATTCAATGGCTTCATAAAGACGTAAATAGAATGAAACTAAATCTTTGTCAAGAAAGATTTATTGAATTATGTAAAAAGATATCCACTTGACTTATATATAAAAATATTTCGTATATTAGAGCTATGAAAACTATGAGAGAAGTATTAGAAGCGCATGACTTCAAGTGGGATGACAAGGAAGAGATCTGGGTTAAGAAGGGAGGATTTGGCAGGAAGTCTACTGTTGATGTAATGTTTAAGAACCTTTTTATCATTCACAAGAATGGCAAGTTAGTCTATGATCATTATATAGATTCTTTCGGAGAGTTTTCGGAAATAATTAGGAATAATTTCGGATAAGTTACGGGTTTACCGTAACTGAAAACATACTTTAGCTATAAAGTTACCGGAATTTCTGAGAAAAATGAGTTATCTTTACACATGCAAAGAATAAATTTCTCTAAAGTTCTAGGCACAACTGCCTTTGTAGTCTTCGGAATGACAACCCCAACCAACATTATGTTTATTCCGAGGACACTTGGGTGGATTATGTGGATAATCCGTATATTTCTTCCATGGACTATCCTTTTTTTCATAAAATTTCTACCAAATTCCAAAATTTCTTATTTAATTCTTGTGATTTACAAATTTTTTAAGTATCTTTAGATAAAATCTAAAGAGATGGACGAAATAACAACAGCTAATTTCCCTCAGACTACAATAACAACTACTGGAGGAAATACTACAACTAATATTATATATGATGAAGCTGGACAGTTTCCTCAACTCCACCAAGTTGGTAGTAGTACTGGACGGAGAATAGACGCATTCTTATGTCCTTCTGAGCCGGAAGGTATTGGAGCATTAGGTGAGATACATACTGATGATAATGGATACAGATTTGTATATACTAAAGAAGGTTGGATACAAGTTGTTAATGTAGCTGACCCAGGATTATGGGAACAGTTACACGGAAAAGAAGAGGAGATTACGAAGGGAACTAAAAAGAAATTAAAATGTTTTTAAAGGAGAAAGAAGAAAATTTAAGTTTGATGAGTCCTGAAGAATTATTAAAAGCATTAAGAGATGCAGCTTATAAAAAAATGCCATGTCCTATGATTCATATTCATGACATGAAGAACTTTACTATCAGGTATAATATTAATCCAGTACAATATTATAACTCTTTAATAACTCAACCGGATAAGGTTTATGCAAGAAGAAAATTAAGTATAAAAGTAAAGCCTACTTCTCAGTAGGCTTTTTTCTTGGTCCATCGTATAGAGGATCATGTTCTATTAAAACTTCCACTCCATTATATTCCATCCTAAGAAACTTCTCAGGATCATAACGCATCTCTCTTTTTTTCTTAAACTTTAGCTTTTGCATGACTGCATGTGTTTATAGCTTGTTTCTTAAAGTTAGTTACACTCTGTTCGAAATCAGGCCCGAAAGGTATCTCATGTGTTATAATTGGTAACTCTCCTGAGTCTAATAAAAAGAAAGTAACCCTCCCTGTATTCGCATCTTCCTCATAATCAGCATGATAGTCACATTTGTAACTCTTTAGTGCGTAATTTAATTTTTTAATTTCTTGATCTAAATCCATTTTTATCTTGTTTTTACAAATTATTTTTTGTATCTTTATGTAAATATACGAAATAAAATGCTTAAAAAAAAATCTGAGAGAAGTTTTTCTGAACAATTAGAAGAAGCTAAGGCGTCTGGAGACATGAGAAAGATGTCTGATGTAGCTAGAAGAGCAAGTATAGCTTATAGAAATGAGATGGAAAGATTACGCAAATTAGAAAAGGATGTGTGTAACAAAAAATAGTGATACTATTATTTGGAAATAGAACTTTTATATCGTATGTTTGCATAAATAAACTATCTGGTGTTAGAATTACATCAGCCTAAAGCTAATAAGTTAAGAATATTATAGGGCGTAGGCGTGTAAGGAGGTTAAAAAGATAGTAACTCGATGGAAACCATTTACATATAATAATAGAGTTGGACTGGATACGGAACAAGTAGGATCCTTTTGAATTAACAAATGTTATCAGTCCTGGGCAAGAGTAGCACTGCTCTATTGAAATTGTAAAGAAAACTGTTCCAGGTTCTGAAATACCAACAGGGCCAAGGGATTTTTCTATCTAATATTTAAATTTTAAAAAAAATACATTATGAATAAAATTATTGATTATATTAAAAGTGTTGTTAGTGTTATAGTTAAATTTACCACTGGACTTGGATTCTATGGCTTAGGCTTAGTTTTAGGTGCATTAGGTGCGTGGATACTATTGGGGTGGAGCCATATAGCCGCAGGGTTACTTGGTGCATTCATATTTAAAAACTTTAAGGCTATTGTTGACTACGTTAAAGGCATCAAGCTATAAATTGTTTAAATCTATTATGTTAGAATCCTCACAGAAATGTGAGGATTTTTTTGTTTTAATTAGGATTTGTCAATTTTATTTCTTATTTTTACTAAATGAAAGAAGAAAACAACGTACTAACTGAAACCATTGTGTGATATCAATGCTATTCCTGATGGAATGGACGTACAGAAGTGGTTAGAGATAGCAATGCAAACTGGAGTTTGTCTTATAGACTCTAAGAAGGGAGTTGTTCCTTTCATGATGCATTCAAGAAGAAAGTTGAAGTTTGAAGTAAAAGATATAAACAATGAATCAAAATAATAAAAGAAAAAGAATGACATTAAGTATCAAGCCGTCACTTAGACGGGTACTTGATATGGATAATGATACAATACTTGCTCATTATGCTTTGATAGTTCATAAAGCAAGTAGCTTAAGTTCTACACAAAGAAGATTTTTACAGCAAGTGTTACAAAGTAAGCTTGATCACGGAAGCGTAAAGGATGATGAGGTAGCGAAAGCAGTAGCTGACTTATCTAATGCTATACAAAAGCAACTTCAAGAAGAATTATTACAAGAGATAGTTAAAAATGATGAAGAATTAGGATTATACGAAGATGAAAGTAGGGATAGTACAGACAAGTAATATTGAGGGTAAGATCAATGAAGCGTTACACAATGCTCACGATCGTGGAGAATCATCTGTCACATTCATTATACAAGCACATGCTTTACCAAGAGTGGTATCATTCTTAAAGGACAGAGAAGAAATAAGTGTTCTTGATATACAAGACAAGTCAGTCTTTATGGTTAAGCACATGAGAATAACATTTGAAATAGTAGATTATTATGTCTAAAGAAAAAATATATTTAAATGGAGTTCCTGTTTACAGATACACTGATATCGAAGAATTAGGACCGTCAGTTAAGTATGTTTTATTCGAAGACAATGAAGAGATAGGACATGTGTTGTTTCTTCAGTTGTTCTTAACAAGAGCAGAAGAATATAGAATAGTATTAGACTCAATAAAGAGTGTAATCAAAGTAGATGAAAATAGTAAAATAAACGTTAGAAGAATAGAGTATGAGCAAGATAGACGAAGTAGCCAATGGGTTCTCAAACCTAGCCAAGAGCAAACTAGGGTTATTATCAAAGGAGACGATGGAGAGAAATCAAGCTAGAATGGATATATGTAATGAATGTGAATTCAAGACAGCCTTAGGTAGATGTGGAAAATGTGGCTGTGTATTAACAGCCAAAACAAAATGTGATGAATGTAAATGTCCAATAGATAAATGGTAACAGCAGAACAAATTATAATGTTAGGTTTTATGCCTGACAGAAGAAATCAAAAAGTAAAACAAAGTGGTTACTCGGTGACAGGAGAAGATAGAGAAGGGAACATCTGTGAATTAAGAATAGTAATGAACTACTATACCGGAAGTGTCCAGATTATATATACTGAAGCAACAGAAAGAAAATTAATATACGAAGGTGAAGTCTCATCAATTAACGAACTAGAAGAAAGAATACAAGATGGAGAGTATTAAATACGGGAGAGAAGCAAGAGAGAGTATACAGAGAGGTGTGGATACTCTCTCTAATGCAGTAAAGATTACATTAGGGCCTAAGGGTCAGAATGTTATTATAGATAGGGGGCCAGATATGCTACCTATCATAACAAAGGATGGAGTAACTGTCGCAAAAAACGTGACAGTTGAAGATAGGTATGAGGCAATGGGTGTACAGTTAATGAAAGATGTAGCTGAACAGGCTGAACAAGGATCAGGTGATGGTACTACTACCGCTACTGTGATAGCTCAGTGTATACTTAATTATGGATTAAAACTTGTTGCAGGTGGATATGATGCAAATGAATTAAAGCAGGGGGTAGATTTCGGTGTAAAGCAGGCAGTTGAATATATAAATTCGATTGCTATTCCTGTTGATACTGATTCAGAAATGATTAAACAAGTTGCCACAGTATCTGCAAATAACAATATTGAGATTGGAGAGTTAGTGGCAAAAGCTTTCGGGAAAGTAGGCAGAGAAGGAGGAGTATCCGTAGAAGCTAGTCAAGGACAAACTACTTATATTGATGTAGTTGATGGGATGCAATTCGACAGAGGTATGGTCAGTCCTTATTTCTCTACTAATCCGGACACAATGGAAGTGACTTATAAGGACCCATATATTATGTTGGTGGATGGTAAGTTAACTACTGTTGAGGATGTAATGCCTACATTAGAACAAACAACGAAGGTAGGAAGACCGTTACTAATAGTGGCGGAAGACATTGAAGGACAAGCACTTGCAACGTTAGTGATAAACAAAACACGAGGAGGAGCGCAAGTTGTAGCCGTTAAGACTCCAGGATTCGGAAGCCAAAGAGCTGAAATACTACAAGATATGGCATACCAAACCGGAGGCATAGTATGTAAATCAGAATTTATAAACCAACTGGATGGTACCTACTTAGGTCAAGCAGATTCAGTTACAGTAACTCAAGGATCAACAGTTATAGTTGGTGCTAAAGGAGATGAGAAAGAAATCAAAGATAGAGTCTCCGAACTACAAGGTAAAATAAAATTAGAAAAATCAGAGTTTAATAAAACTCAACTAACAAACAGAATTGCAAAACTATCTGGTGGTATTGCTGTAATTTATGTTGGAGGAAACTCAGAGGTTGAGATGAAAGAAAAAATGGATAGAGTTATTGATGCTAAGGAAGCCGTAATATCAGCACTAGAAGAAGGTGTTGTACCAGGCGGAGGAATTGCATTGCTTAATGCTATTGACTTTATTCAGGATGTTAAGCATGAGACAGAGCAAAAAGGAATTAACCTCCTTAAAGAGGCGTTAAAATCACCAATATTAACAATATGTGAAAATGCTGGAATCAATGGAGATGTTGTTATTTCAAGTATCAATAGACACAAGACTAGTGGAAGACTTGGGTATGATGCTAAAAATGCTAAATACGAAGACATGATAGTTGTTGGTATTATTGATCCAAAGAAGGTAACAAGAGTTGCATTAGAAAATGCTGCTTCAGTTGCTGGAACAATCCTTACAACAGGATGTGCTATTAAATTATAAACCAATGAAAAACCTAACTAAAGAAATTGAACGCAGAGAGCATGCCAACATGATGGCACCATTTCCAGTGTATGACACTGACATTATTAACGATTTAAAATTATTAAACATGATAACAAAAAAGCAGGATTACAACAACGTGCCAGTGACATATTGCAAGACTTGTCTAAGATTGCACATTAAAGAAGTTTCATTTCCAAAGGATGGAGCAATTAGTACTAAGGACAAGGCAGTTGTTCCATATTGTGTAGATTGTGGAAACACAGATCTAGCAGAAGCTCATATTACTGAGTGGGAAGATATGTATGAAGATAAGTACGGAGAAAGGTTTTTAGATAAAAAAGATTAACCATGAAAAAACTTTTAGAACTAAACCAATGGGATAGTAACGGAGTATTAAGATACGCTTACACTTCAACAGATATGGAATATCTTGAAGATAAAGCTGATAGGATTTATAAAGTAATAAATGCAATTAACAAAGTAGAAGATAGGTACAAGGTATCAATGAACTATGTTGGGAATGATGATGAACCAGAAGTTACATTGCATATACAAATAGAAATGAATGAACAACATAAATGTAAAAAGAATAAAGACCTCAAAGAGAGAGATATTTAAATACTGGCTAGAGTTCCTTAAGCCTTATCATAAGCTAAGACAAAAGGAAATTGACGCACTTGCACTTCTATTGTATTACAAGTATGAACTATCAAGAGAGGTTAAGAACAAAGACCTGGTAAATAAGTTGCTATTTGCAACAGACACCAGGAATCAGATAAGAGGAGATTTAGATGGAATGAGTCAAAAGGTGTTTAATAACTTATTGACATCACTCAGGAAGAAGGGAGTAATAATGAAAGGAAATATAATCAATCCAGTGCTTATACCAAATATGACAGAGGATGGATTTAAATTGATATTCAATTTTGAGATAGATGAGGGAAAGTAAAGCAGATCTTTTAAAGCTTAAGGAGCTTGCAGATAAGTATGGGTTGACAGTGTCAGAAGTTAGGGATATAGTTCGTAGTCAGTTTGAGTATGTTAGAGTTGTTAACAATGCTCTTACAATAGAAGACAACTTAACTAGAGAAGAGTTCTCTAAGCTTAAGACTAACTTTACATTTCCAGCACTAGGAAAGTTATACGCAAGTTACTTTCTGTACAACAAGATTCAAGAGAATAAAAAAAAGAAGTAAAAATTAGGAATTAAAGTAATTAATTAGTATATTTACAAAATAAATTTAAAACAAATTATGAAAACACTTATTACGGCAATAGACAAAGCCCAAAGAGAAGGAGTCTACACATTAGAAGAAATTTCTGTTATATTAAGGGAATTAGATCAATTAGGTAGGATTGTTGAAATGCACGAGAAGCAGCAAAAAGAAGTTCAAGATAAGATTGCAGCTCAAGACAAGGAGGCAAATAAACCTGAGAAGAAAGTTGTAACACCAAAAGCAGGAAAATAATGGATGTAAAAAAGGATGTAGAATTACAAAAGCAAAAAGCTCATAGTCAGGAGGTTCACAAAGATTTTTTCACTACGCGTGATAAATCTAAAAGAGGAACATCTGGTCTTGTAGAAGACTCTTCTGAAATACTATCAGCTGAAGCTCAAGTTAAAGAGATGTTATATGAAGCATCTCTTAAAGAATGTCCTTTACCAAAAGGTACTGAGCCAATGTTCAATACCATGTTTTTGACAGCGCGAAGAAATAAACTAACCAACGAATCAGGTTTGTATTTACCAACAGCATCTTTTGGTGCTGATGGTAGTACAGACTTAGAACAAGACTTTTCTACAATACAGAAAGTTATGGAAGTTGGTCCACACTGTCAACAAGTGTGTAAAGGAATGGAAATTAAAATCAATGTTGAAAACTTTAAAAGGAGAATTGAAGGAGGAATGAATAGGCAGGTTGATGCTAAGTTTGCATACGAAATGCCAGTAGTAGTTATTAATGATGTTGAGTATATAAGGATCTCAGAAAGAGATGTAGATTATATCGTAGACACAAAAGGATTAAAAAATGAAAAATAATTTAGGGCCAATTCGTCCACAAGGCTTGGATGAAGAAACAGAAAAAGAGATAGAAGTTATTGATCCGGAAACTGTTAAAGGCGACGAAGATTAATAAACATCACAAAAGATGATGATAGGCCTACTTGACAGTGGGCCTTTTTTTTCATATATTTACAGTTATATCGCGTGAAGGTGTAAAGGTTGCATGGGTGGTTCATATCCACTACGGGAGGGTTCGAATCCCTGACACGCTACTAAGAAGATCAACGCAGAAGGCACACAAGCAGTTGTAAAATAACAAAATGTGGCCGCCTGCGTAACAATCAACAGTGACCCGCAGCCCCACTAAGTTGTAAAAACAACAGGGCTGCTCACTGTTAAATGCCCTTATAGCTCAGCTGATAGAGCGTCTTGTTTGTACCAAGGATGTCGTAGGTTTGAATCCTGCTAAGGGCTCAATAAAGAGAGGAAAATGAATGTATTTGAAATTGTAAACAATCAGGTTACATTTTCGCCACAAGCGTTAATGATTAAACCTTTTAGAGAAATATGGGATTGTGATAAATCCAAAGATAAGTTTCAGGCATCTCAAGAGTTGTCTTATGTGTATTATATGGCAGATGAAAGATCTGACTACATGTATATACTTGATGAAGAAGAAAGGCATGATCAAGTCTGCTTAGATATAGATCTAGGAGACAATTGGATAAAGCCTAAGTATATAGATGAAGCAATAGTCTATTACAAGAGACTATCTGAGACAACTAGTACTAAATTATTAGAGAGTACTCGTGGTGTAATTGAAAAAATATCATCTTTCTTAGATACTATTGATATCAATGAGAGAGATTTAAGAACAAATAAACCTATTCATGACATTAACAAGATAACAGCTTCTGTTGAAAAAATACCAAAGCTAATTAAAGCTCTTAATGAAATTGAAAAGGAGATTATAAAGGAAAAAGAATTAAAAGCCCAATCTGGTAACAAGATTGTAGGAATATTTGATACCAATGAGGGAATTTAATGAAACACAGACAGAGTTAACTAAAGAGTTGCTTATTGGATTAAAGAGGGAAGAAAGAGAAGACCTCTTAGCTGATATAGACTCAATTCAGTTTATTCAAAACTTAGCCAGCCCTACAAGGCCTAGGCTTAAGGATCTAGAAAGATGGGAGAATCCTCTCTTACCATTAAAGTCTGATGATCCGAATATGTCTGTAAGAAAATTAGATCCTAACGGAAGGATAGCTGTTGATCTTACTAATCCGCATGTCTTAGAAGACATGGAGTATTTTAGACATGCTGCTATTCATTTTGAGAAACACGGATGTTACACAAAGTTGTTTCCAAATCAGAATCCAAACTCTGAGTATTATAAGTTCTGGGCTGAAGAAGCTAGACGTTGCAGAGAAGGGTATATAAGAGAAAGTGATGGTGAATGGATACCTGGTAATTATTATTTTCAGTTAAACTACGCGCCATTATTAAGAGCAGAAGTTATTGACGGAACAAAGCAATCAGATAGGGTTGAAGCGTTCCCTTTTGTATATGATGCAGATTACTGGTTCTATCATTACGTAGAAATAGCAAGAGCACATGGTATGCATGGGGCTAATCTAAAAAGAAGGGGTTGTGGATATTCTGTAAAGGCAAGCACCATGTTAGCTAAGAATTTTATCTTAGGTGACAGAACTAAATCAAGAAGTAAAGTTAAGTCTTTTGCAATAGCAAATGAAAAAGAATACTTAACTAAGGATGGGATACTAAATAAGTTTGTCTCAACAATAGATTTCTGCGCCTCACACACTCCATTTCCTCGTATACGCTCATTAAAAGATTCCTTAAATGACATGCACTGGAGAATGGGGCGCAAAGACACAAGAACTGGTACTGAGGTAGGGGTTCTAAATGAAGTTCTCGGTGTTACATTAAAGAATGATGCACAAAAGGCCAGGGGTAAAAGGGGTGCGTTAGTACTCTGGGAAGAAGCAGGTAAATTTGATGACTTCCTTACTGCTTGGGGTATTGCTAGACCTTCAGTTGAAGAATCCGGATATGCGTTTGGATTCATGATGGCAGGTGGTACCGGTGGTGTTGAAGGTGGAGCCTTTGAGGGATTAGAAGAAATATTCTATAACTCAGCAGGACATAACATCTATTCAATGCCTAACGTGTTTGATAGAAATGCTTTTGGAAAAGGTGAATGCGCATTTTTCTTTGGAACATATTTAAACTATACGGGTAAGTATGATAAGAATGGAAATAGCGATGTAATAGGCGCCTTAATTGAAATCAATAAAGCAAGAGCAATTGTTAAGTATGGATCTAGTGATCCTAATGCAATTATACAAAAGAAAGCTGAGGAACCTATAACACCACAGGAAGCAATTATGCGTACACAGGGTACAGCATTTCCTGTTGCAGACTTAAGAGATTACTTAGAAGATATATTACCAAGATTACAAAGCTTCGTTGATGAACATTGGGTTGGTAATTTAACATATGATGAAAAGGGATTTGTAAAATGGGAAGTTGATTCTGATATAATCCCAATTAGAGAATATCCTTATAAAGTAAAAGGAGCTACATCTGATGGAGCAGTTGAGATATTTGAGATGCCACAAAAAGATAGAGATGGCAGAGTATTTCAAAACAGATACATAGCAGGAATTGACCCTATTGATAATGATTACACAATTGGTGGATCCTTGGCAAGTATATTTGTATTTGATTTGTGGACAGATAAGATTGTAGCAGAATATACTGGAAGACCAGTATTAGCAGATAGTTTTTACGAGCAGTGTTTAAGACTTACACAGTTCTACAATGCTCAAGCTAATTATGAAAATAACCTTAAGGGTTTATTTACTTACTTTTCAAATAAGAATGCATTGCATTTATTGGCTGATAGTCCGGAGATACTTAGGGATATGGAAATTGTTAAATCAACATTATATGGTAATAGATCTAAAGGCACTAGAACAACTGCTGAAGTCATCAAGCTTGGTAAAACATTACAAAGACAGTGGATGTTATCCCAGTACGAACTTGAGGTTTTTAATGAAGAAACTGGTGATAGTGACCTTATTACTGTACCTAACCTCAGAAGAATAAGAAGTATTGGCTATATAAAAGAAGCTATTGCTTGGAATCCTGATATAAATACTGATAGAGTTTCAGCAATGGATATGGTGATGATTCTTAGAGAGGATAGAAAAAGGTACATAGATAAATTTGAAGAGAATAAGATAGAAGATCCTATTAGTCACTTCCATGATGATCCATTTTTAGATGAAAATTGGAACAAAGCAATGAGAAAAGCAGGATGGGAAAAGAGTGGTACGATATAGCTATAATAATACAACAACAATAAGAGTAAAATGAGTTATTTTTACAAAAACATGAAATATGTCAACAGATAAAAGTTTTCCAAGACAAAAGTTGTCCTTTAAGCAAAAAGGACCTAAATGGAGACAATCCCACTTGGACTGGGCCGATCATAACAGTTACTTAAATAATACTGTTATACGTAGAAAATTTAAAGGAAAGAAAATAAACCTTGACCTTTACAATGGTAAGGTGGACTTACGTGATATGAAATTAGTTCTTAATCCAGGTGGATTAGAACAACACTTTATTCCTGATGCTATTCAGCATTATCCAATTATAGCACCACGAGTTAACGTACTTGTTGGTGAGGAGAAAAGACGTAAGTTTGATTGGACTGTACAAATAACTAATCCAGATACTGTATCTAAAATTAAGAAAGATAAGATGGCCTTGATCCAAGCAAAGATTAAGGAATTCATTGGGTCTGACTTATCAGATGAAGAACTAGACAAAGAACTTCAAGCATACGGTGACTACATAAACTTTGATTACCAGGATTTAAGAGAGAAGCGTGCTAACTTACTTATGCGCAGCTACATTGAGAAGCTAAACATGAAGATTAAGTTTCAGCAAGGCTTTAAGGATGCTCTTATTATGGGTGAAGAAATTTACATGTTCGACATTGTAAATGGTAAAGTTACATTTGAAAAATTAAACCCACTTAAAGTACATACATTAAGATCAGGCTACTCTAATAGAATAGAAGATGCAGATGTTATTGTAATTGATGACTTCTGGAGCCCTGGTAAAATACAGGATACATTCTATGAGGATCTTAAAGACGCTGATGTTAAGAAATTAGACAACGGAGAATTTAAAGGAGACGGAACAGATTTAGATGGAGAGAATTTAGCAATTGATGATAAAGAAGGATGGGAAATATACGAGAGAGAAACAATAAATTCATTTATAGAGTCATCTGGGATATTCGCAGGAAGTGGATCTCAAGGAAGAAACACGTACACAGACGGAGCAGGAAACATAAGAGTTCTTAGAATGTTCTGGAAGTCAATGAAGCAAATACAAAAGATAACTTACTTTGACACATTAGGTAAAAACCAAATTAAATTTAGATCTGAAGATTATATCTTAGATGAAGCTAAAGGTGAGACATCAGAAAGGTTCTGGGTAACTCAATGGTGGAAAGGTGCTAAGATTGGTAAAGATACTTATGTTCAGATCAAACCAAGAGAAATACAATACAATAAAATAAATGAGCCTTCATTCAATTCATGTGGAATAGTTGGCCAGATATATAATACAAATGAGCAAGAAGCCGTATCTATGGTTGATAGAGCTAAGCCATTCCAATACCTGTTTGACATATCATGGTATAGAGTGAATGAAGCGCTATCTAAATACTTAGGTGCTATTGTTGAATTAGATTTAGCTAAAATACCAACCGGGTGGAATGTAACAAAATGGTTATATTTTGCACGTAAGTCTGGGATATCTGTTGTTGACAGTTTTAAAGAAGGACAGAAAGGTATGGCAAAAGGAAAACTTGCCGGGTCAGTAGGAAATACAACTGGTAAGGTTTTAGAACAAAGAGTTGGAGATTTCATTCAAGTCCATATGGAAATGATGGAATTTGCCTCAGCTAAGATGGACGAGATAACGGGCGTATCTAGGCAAAGATTAGGTCAGACTGAAAACAGAGAGACTATGGGTGGGATAGAAAGGGCCGTATCTCAGTCCAATCACATTACTGAGGAATTATTTACTCTTCATGATTACTGTAAGAAAAGATGTTTTGAAATATTAATTGAGACAGCTAAGATTGCACTGAAGGGGCAAGAATTAAAATTCTCTTACATTGCTGATGACATGACTAGACAGATCATGGAAATTGACGGTGATCAGTTTGCTGAAGAAGAATATGGTCTTGCTGTATCTAATGAAGATGGAATAAATCAAATCCAACAAAAATTAGATGGAATGATTCAATTAGGTTTACAAAACCAAATGATTACATTCTCTGCTGCTATGAAAATGTATAACTCACCATCTCTACGTGAAGTACAACGAATGATTGAGAAGGATGAGCAAGCAATGAAAGAGCAACAAGCTAAGCAAGGAGAAATGGAACAAAAACAACTTCAAGCTCAAATGGAGCAACAAGCTGCTAAAGAACTTAGAGATGAAGAAAGATCTGCTTATGAGTTTGATAGAGAAGATGAAACTAAGAGATATATAGCTGAGCTTAAAGAAGAGACTGAAAGAATCAAGATGGCTAATGAAGAGAATGGTGTAGAGATGCCAGATGATAACGATGACTTAGATTACGAAAAATTTAGAGCTGAGTTAGGCATCAAAGAGAAAACCCTTTCTCAAGATATGAAGAAGCATAATGATGTAATGTCTATAAAACAAAAAGAAGTAGCAATTAAGAACAAGGTAGCTAATAAACCAGTTCCTTCAAGCGCGAAGAAATAATGGGTACAATAACACTAAGTATAGCAGCTGAGTCCAATCAACCACCTAATAAACCAGGTTTTGTTGATATTACTCTTGCATATAATCAATTGTATACATTTACAGTTGATGATTTTACAACACTTGCAAGTCCACCATATTCAGATCCTGAAGGTGATGCGTTTCAGAGTTTAAAAATATTAACGTTACCAGCGCAAGGTGTTTTAACACTAAACGCTATTGCGGTTGCTCCAAATGATATTGTAACTTCAACTCAGCTTGGACTTGGATTACTAAAATATCAAGCTGATGTTTTAGATACTGATGGATATCTTTCTCATTTTGGATACACAACATCAGATGTTGGGTCTAGCACATTTAGTGTTCTTTCAGGTAAAGCTGTAATTGGTGTAGCTGCTCAAATTGCTAATCTACCTCCAACAGTTGTTGGTACTGGTTCCGCAAAAATTGCTTATGGTGAGACATTAGTATTTACAAGAGCTATGTTTACTTCAGCTACAACTCCTGCTTTTTCTGATCCGGAAGGTGATCCAGCACTATACTTAAAGATAACTAGCTTACCTACTCTTGGAGAAATTTTTATAAATGGAATTGAGGTAACAATTAATGATGTAATTGATTTTAATGATATAGATGCAGGTTTGTTAACATATGTTCCAGACTTAGCAGATATTGATGGAGATTTACAAGGATTTACATTTCAAATAGCAGATGTTTCTGGAATATTTGTAGGATAAAAAAAAACAAAATGGCAGATTTTAATATTACAATTGGCAGAGATAGTACGTATCAAGTCACTAAGACTAGTGAGACAAGCACTGAGTGCGCTACAATATACACTTATACAGTAGAGGCTCTAGCGGCTGAATCAATAACAATTACATTAACTGGTAATTATGATAATGCTACATACACATCTAATGGAGTTACTAATCCTTTAGTTTCGCCACAAGTTGTTGCTTTTAGTGCTTCATTAACATTTTCTTTCTCAATAGAGAATTCTGGTAAGCCAGGTGTATTTTATAGTACTGACGTTAATGTAGTTAATACTACTACGGTAGAACCTATTGACGCATTTAATTTTACAGTAGAAAGAGCTAATGACGGAGCTAAGTGCGCGTCAGAAACATTGACTTATGATGAGTTAACAGATACTCCAGATAATAAAGTAGGGCAATCACTAAAACTAGTGAGAGTTTCTTTAGATGAAACTAAACATGAGTATGTAGATCCTGGTACATTAGGAAATGATCTAAATTATACCCATGTCCAAGCATCTAGTACTTCTTGGGCTATACCACATAATCTAGGAAAAATTCCTTCAGTCACAGTAATAGATGGATATGGAAACAGAGTTCACGGAGATGTGGATTACGTTGACCTAAACAATCTAACAATAAAGTTTAACACAGCATTTGCTGGAACAGCCTATTTAAATTAATGGAAATATTTGGTACAGATATAGATTTAAATGGAAATGAGCTTAAGAAGCTTAGGGCAGAAAATATGTTAGCATTACCGACAGCTACATCTAACGACGTTGGGAGAATTATAATGCATATTGGTTTAAATAAGTTTTATGGATATAATGGATTTAATTGGGTTCCAATAGAAAGTTCTGTACAAACTTCTACTCAAATAGTAGACAACAGAACATCTTTTACTGGGATAAGCCCTCAGCATACATTTAAACCTTTATTTGACGGAAGTGGTTTAGAATCTAAAAATGTAAGTATATCTGACACATTTATATTAAGAAGCACGTCGATAGGCAATGTAACTTCTTCTGTTAAAGGGAAAAGCTTACCAGGATATTCTTTAGATCTCGCAGGCGGAAACACACATTTTGCTTCTCTTTATGAAGATAACGTCATGTATGTTTCTTCTTACAATGATTTTATGTTTACTTTCAATATAGAATTTATCAAAGAGCACGAAAGAAACTTTATAGGATTAAGCTCAAGTAATGCTGCATGGTCGCAAGGAGACCCAAGCTCTAAAACAAATATTATTGGTTTGGGTTACGACGAAGGTGATACTAATTTTCATATAATTTTAAATAACAACTCTGGGTCTGCGACAAAAATAGACACTGGCCTTGTCGTGTTAAATGGAGGAAATATTAGAGGTTATATTTATCAAGTAAACAACGTAGTGTATTACGATATTATTCAACAAAAAGATTTTACAAATCAAGATCTAATATTTAGTGGCAATAATACTGGTTTAAATAAACCTGGAGTAAATAACTCATTATCGGTAGGATTAGGTTTTAGAATATATACAGACAGGATTACTTCTGGAACAGAAGGAGCAACAATTTTGAAATACATGAATCTTACTAAAATATAAATAGAATATAAATAAATGGAAATATTTAATAAAGATGTAACGGTATTAGGTGATTTGACAATCAACCCTGTTAATGGTGCTGGAGATATTCTAGTTAAAGACGGGACTAATGTAATAAAATACAGAACTGTTGCTGAACTTTTCAACGACATGTCTGTGGTAAATGATAAAAATTATGTACATGACCAAGCGTCTCCATCTGCTGTTTGGAATATTACGCATAATTTAGGAAAAAATGCAGCACCAATTGTAGTTGATTCAGCAGGCACGGTAGTTGTTGGGCAAATAGATTATATTGATGAAAATAATATTACATTAACTTTTAATGGAGCATTCTCGGGATATGCTTATTTCAATTAAAAAAAACAATAATTAAAACAAACAATAATTAAAACAAAAAGATATGGCTTTTATTAAATATTTAGTGGATATTGATTTAAATAAAAATCAATTAACACAAGCGGCTCTGCAAAATTTAGTTACTGCCCCAGGCTCTCCCGCAACAGGACAAATATACTGGGATACAGTTTTAGATACTGCAAGAGTTTGGGATGGTTCAGCGTGGTTGGACTTGGGTTCTGACGGTATAACAAACTTAGGATATACAGCTTCTCCAACAGACGGAACAGTATCATCTGATACAGGAACAGACGCGACAATTCCTGCTGGTAGTGGAACAAATGCAAGTTTAATGCTACCTGGTGATAAAACAAAACTTGATGGCATAGAGTCTGGTGCTAATGTCACAGATGCAGCAAATGTAGATGCAGCAGGAGCTGTAATGAATTCAGATACCACAACTGCATCAATGAGTTTTGTTATTGATGAAGATGCGATGACATCTAACTCAGCAACTAAAGTTCCAACACAACAAAGTGTTAAGGCTTATGTAGACGCTGAGGTTGGAGCAGTAGTTCCTAACTCGCCTACAGCATTAAGTACAGGTACTGTTACCAACACGACTTACGGTATTAATTCCGATGGGTCTAATAATGATGTTATATTAGCAGCAGCAACTACATCTGCATCTGGTGTAATGACTGGAACTGACAAAACTAAGCTTAATAGCATAGAGACAGGAGCAGACGTTACTGACGCTACTAATGTTAATGCTGCTGGAGCAGTGATGGAATCTGATATTTCCGCTACTCCTTCTGGTAGAATTATAGATGATAACACAATGGGTACTGCATCTCAAACAACTTTAGCTACATCAGCCTCTATTAAGGCTTATGTAGATAGTGTAGTTGCAGGCGGTATGATTTATAAAGGTGGTTATGACGCAGCTACCAATTCACCATTATTAGACAGTACTCCAATAACAACAGCAATAGGTGATACATATACTGTAACAGCAGCAGGTACATTCTTTACTGAAGATGTTCAAGTTGGTGATTTACTTGTGTCTCAAGTAGCGAATGCAGCTAGTTTATCAGATTGGACTATTGTTAACAAAAATATTCCAGATATAGTTTCTGCTTCTGAAACAGAACAAGGTATTGTTGAGATTGCAACTCAAGGTGAAGTTGATACTGGTACTGATACAACAAGAGTAGTAACGCCAGCAACATTAAAAGGAACTCTTGGTGTAACAGGTAGTTTAAGCACTACTTTAAAATACACATCTTTGATAGGAGATGGCACACTCACAACAATAGCAGTAACTCATAATATTGGAGAAGAACATGTACAAACTCAAATTTTTGATGCTACTACTGGAGATTTAGTTATTTGCGAAGTTGAAAATACTTCTGTTAACACAACAACATTTAAGTTTAATACTGCTCCGGCATTGAATTCATTAAGGGTGGTAATAATAGGATAATAAGATATGTCTGAAATAATTTCTAAGTCAAATATAACAATAGACGGTGTCATAACCGCAAATAGTCTAATAACATCTGGAGGAACAAGCTCTCAATTTGTAAAAGGAGATGGAACATTAGACCCGTCAACTTACCTCTTAAATATTACAGGAGAGTCATTATCAAGTTTATCAGATGTTACTATAACTACGATAGCAGCAGGAGAGCTTTTAAAGTGGGATGGTTTGGGTTGGATCAACAACACTTTAGCTGAAGCTGGGATAATGTCTTCTGCTCAGCAACTAGCAGTAACTAAAGCAGCAGTAACAAACCAATTTTTAACTTCTTATAATGCCACTACGGGCTTATTTACCTCGAAACAAGTTGCTTATTCGGGGTTAAGTGGAATACCAAGTACTTTTACACCGTCTCCTCATACCTTAGACTCACATTCAAATGTGACTATAACATCTAATACAAGTGGGGAACTGTTGAAATGGAATGGCTCAGCTTGGATTAATAATACACTTGCAGAAGCAGGAATATCTGCTGTTGGTCATACACACGTAATCTCGGACATAACTGACTTTACAGATAATTCTTCAAATTGGGATACAGCGTACGGCTGGGGTAACCATGCTGCAGAACCATATAGACAATATAGATCAAGAACAATAACAGGGGTTTCTTTTGACCCTGTTGATACCTATCAATATTATGAAATAGGAAGGTTTGTATTTGGAAGTCTGCAAGGCGTTATTACTTTTGATTTATTATTCAGTGGTAGCGGTTTAGGAGCAGCATATCGTTATAGCGTTCCAGTTACATACGCAATGGATTATGTAATTAGGTATGGAATAACTGCAATTCCGTCAAATACCTGGGTTGTTTGGACGCCAGACTTCGACACTCCAAGGCATTATGTTAGTAATTCGGATGACGTTCAACTACAACTAAGAGTCATAGGCAATACAGTAGAGTTTAGAGTTGTTGTTACAACACCATCTGGCACCTCTGGCAGCACAGGAACTATATTTGCAAATATTACTCACTCAAATGAGTTTGTAGGAGGTACTTATACAGAGCTGACAGGAACGGGAACAGACGCTACGGCATATACTGTGATCCCTAGCCTGGCTTCTCCCTCTTATGGTGTATCTCGTTTTTCTGGAGAAATTTACAGCAGAGGAAATATAATTTCTGCTGGAACAGTTACAGCAACAGGTGGAAACTCAACACAATGGAATACAGCATACGGATGGGGAAATCACGCTTCAGCAGGATACTTAACATCTGAAACAAATACTTTTCTAGGAGACGGCGGTAGTGCTACTACACACCCGGGTACAAGTAGGGTAATATTTACAGGACAAGTAAGTGCAGGATCAGCAGCACAGGGGATGCCAACCATAGACAATTCAAACGCTATCCTAAACATTAATAGACATCCCGGAGAGTATAACAGCCAGTTAGGGTTTAGTTCTAACGGAAGTATGTATTATAGAAGCTTCAGTGCAACCGCTATAAATAGTACACAAGCTTGGAGACAAGTTTGGGATTCTGGGAACCTTACTAACAACTCTACCAACTGGAACACTGCTTTTGGATGGGGAGATCACGCAGGACTATATGCTCCAATATCTCATAGCTTAGATTCTCATAATAACGTGACTATTACATCTAATACTAGTGGTGAACTTCTGAAATGGAACGGTTCAGCTTGGATAAACAATACGCTTGCAGAGGCAGGGATAATGTCCTCTACTAAACAGTTAGCAGTAACTAAGGCTCTAATAACTAATCAAGTTCTAAACTCTTATAATGCTACTACGGGAGTTTTTACCTCTATACAACCTACATTTGCTAGTTTAGCTTCTAAGCCAACAACTATTGCAGGTTATGGGATTACAGATTTTAACTCTTTAGGTGATGCTAGATGGTTAGGAATAAGTGCTACAGCTGCTAATTCAACATTATTTAATTCGTTAAATAGTGGTCAATTTCTAAGAAGTGATGTAGCTGATACAAAAACTAGTGGAGATTTAACATTTAATGATAGTATTAAATTACAACTTGGTACTGATAATGATTTTAAAATGTTCCATGATGGAGCAGATGCTAGGGCTCAATGGATTACTGGGGATTTAGTATTCCAAGATAATCTTACAACTAGATTTACGTTTGAAAGAACTACTGGTAACTTTACAAACAAAGGAACAATAACATCACAAGGAGTAGGAGATAGTACATTTAGAGGTAGTTTGTTGGTAGGGACAGGAGAACCTTCTCCTGCTTGTGCATTTCATGTTGTTGATGAAGTTAATTTACTAGGAGGTGTTACAGGTGATTCACAAGAGTTTAGAAGACTTCAGTATAGAGGTGGGTCAGGTGGTAATGATATAAAAATAAGTGAATACGCTTTAAGAGATGCTACTGGAACTTCATGGACCACATCTAGGTATCACAACTCAATTGGTATTGATAATGTTTTTAAAACCCCAGGAGTTGATACTAAAGTATTTTGGGAACGTGATCCCCATAGTGGTTTTCACTATTTTGGTAATGCAGCTAACTATGTCTTGACAGTAGATGGTGTAGGAAATAATGTAGGTATTGGTACAACTTCTCCCTCATATAGACTAGATGTAACAGGTGATGGTAGATTTACTAGTAGTTTAGCGGCAAATTCTTTCATAAAGAGAGGAGGAACAGCATCACAATTTTTAAAAGCTGATGGAAGTGTAGATACAAATACTTACGTAATATCATTACCTTCTACTAGTTTTGCTACGTTATCACTAAATATGACTGATATAAGTTCAGGATTAATAGAGTATAAGAAAATAAATGGAAGATTAATACTTAGTGGAGGATTCACGGTAACATCAACAGGTTTAATAAATGTAGGTACATTACCAGTAGGTTTTAGACCAAGTAGATTTAGGACATTGGTTGTAATCAATGGAGGTTCTGCTGGTCAGTTATCAATTCAAACAGACGGTTCTATAACGGCTGATATTGACTCAATAACAGAATATAATATTGATATTGAAATAACACTAGATATTGAAGATTAATCTTATACAGTATAGCTATAATATGAATAATTAAATAATCACTATTTAATATATATTTACAGAGTCAAACACGATATTTTTTATGAAATCACAAATTTTTCTAATGCAAACAATGACTAAGAAGAAGTTTATTACTCTGTCTTCTGTGTCGCTTATTATAACCACTTTATTAAATATGAGAGAGATTCTATTAGCTCTTGCTATTATCATTATCGTTGACATGCTTACTGGCATTAGAAAAAGTTTATTTTTAAAAAAAGTAAAATCAAGTATATTAAAGAAAGAATTTTGGCATGCAATTAATTCATCAGGCCTAAGAGCCACATGGAGAAAAACTTACGAATACGCAATTGGAATAATAGTATTTATTGTTTTAGATAGTTTAGTTTTAAAATCATCGAGCATTATGATGATGGGAGCTGAATATACATTATCAGAGATTGCAGTAGCCGCAGCTTGTATAGTTGAAATTTATAGTATATATGAAAATATGGAAGCTGTAAGTGGAAGAAATATGTTAAAAAAAGTACAATTTCTTTTTCCAGAATGGTTAAAGAAACTGTTAGAAAACAAACCAAAAATAAATGTGGAGACTGCTATTAATATTCATCAAGTCATTAAAGAGGAAGAATCCAAAGAAGACAACAACAAGTCAACCCCTGAAGAAAGATAAAATAGAAAAGAATATGGGATTCAAATTTAGCAACAATAGCGCTTCTAAATTAGCTACATGTCATGTAGATATACAAAAGGTTTTAAACCTTGCAATATCTAGAAGTAATGTAGACTTCGGAATAGCAGAAGGATATAGGACTGTTGAGACTCAGCAATCATATTACGCGATAGGTAGAACAATACAGCTACATAGAGGAACAATAACTAATGTAGATGGTATTGTAAAGAAAGGTAAACATAATTACAATCCATCACAAGCAGTTGATATTTATGTGTGGCACGATGATGCTGATACTAGAAAGAAAATATCATACGATGGAATGCACTTAGCATATGTTGCGGGAATTATAGATTCTTGCGCAAGAGAATTAAAAGATAAGGGAGAAATTACACATAACATAAGATGGGGAGGAAATTGGGATTCAGATGGTATAATTATATTTGATCAGAGTTTGGATGATATGCCACATTTTGAAATAAAATAAAATGGAGAAGATAAAAAATTATGTAATAGTAGGGTTGGTCATTGCTTTAGCAGTAATGATTTATATTAATACTAGGCCGGAGCCAATTCCAGATCCTATTACAATTACTATTCCTGGATCATCAGGATCTTCAGGAGTTGTTAACATTGATAATGATAATGATTCTATTCCTGATCCGGAAGTTATTGAGGTGCCTGTATACATAAAAGGAGACACTGAGATTATAGTTGATCAAGAATACAAGAATAAGTACGAAAAAGCTATAAAGGAGAAGGATAGTATTGAGGCTCGTAATCTATACTTAGAATCTATTCAGATTAAAGAGTACAATGAGGTTGCTATTGATAACGACACTATAAAGGTTGACTTGTACGCTAAGACGCGCGGGTCATTATTAGCCTACCGTGTTAATTATGATATTAAAGAGAAAAAATTTACATACACTCCAGAAGTAATGCATGTTAGACCAAAGATGACAGTGCTAACTGGATTAGAATTAGTTTTACCACCAACAGGAACAAGTCAGCCTGATATTAAGTTTGATTTATACTTTCAAACACAGAATGGAAACGCTTGGGGAGGCGGTATAGACACTCAAGGAAACAAGTATATTGGCTTTAAAAAGTCATGGACAATACTAAAATAGTAACGTTTTAGCTATAATGCGTGCTATAAAAACAGTGATTGATTGCGTATTTTCGCATGTAAGGAGAATTATTATATATAATAAACAATGGAAGGATTAACATTAAATGATCTTGCTTTTGATGACAACAGTACAGACGGACTGTTTGAAGAGTTTACAACTGCAAGTGACAAAGAATTAGAAGACTTAGGCAAGGCCCAAGACTCAAAAGAAAAAAATAAACCCACTGGTGAGGATCAAGATGATTCAGAGAGCGTAGCTAAGGGAAAAGAAACACAAGTTCAGGGAGGTAAAACTTCAGGTGATGATGCGGGAAGCAATTCTTCCTCTCCTAAACCGAATGATACTGAACAGCTTTATTCAAACCTAGCTAACCAATTCAAAACTAGCGGAGTTTTACCTGGACTTGAAGATACAGCAAGTATTAAATCGTTAGAAGATTTAAATGCTGCAATTCAAAAAGAAGTGGATTCGAGATTGACTGTTACACAAAAAACAATCAAAGAAGCTTCAGAAGCTGGCTTAGATGCCACAGCAGTTTCGAAACAACTTAACGTTGTAGAGAAATTAAAAGGAGTTTCAGATGAATATATTGAATCTGATGCAAACTTAGAATTCCGTAAAGGAGTTATTGCTCAAGATTTCTTGAGTAGAGGATACAATAAAGAAAGAGCTGATATTTTAGCTCAAAGAAGTATTGATTCCGGATCTGATATAGAAGATGCTAAATTAGCATTATCATCTATTATCGGAATAGAAGAAAAGAAAATAGCTGATGCAATCCAAGCAGCTAAAGATGACGAGAAAAATTCTATCAATGACATTAAGTCTCATCTTGAAAAAACTGAAGAAATAGTTCCTGGTATTAAACTCAACAAAGAACAAAGAGATGAGTTATATAAACAGATGACTACTGATTTAGGGAATAAGGAAAATGCTTTCATTAAAGCTCAAAAACAAGATCCTATTGGATCTCGTATTAAGTTAGAAGCAATTTTCTTTGTAACAAAGGGATTAACTGATTTCTCAGTATTTGGTAATGCTAAAGAAACAGATATCTCTAAAAATATTGAAACTCTCTTAAGAGGAGCTGATTTCACTGAAAATGGACGCATCAACACAGATGTACCGGATGATGATGGAACTTTTACATTAGCTGATCTTAAAGATTTACAAATAGAATAGTAACAACTTTTTTAAACAATTAATAAATGCAATTAGGTAGATTTCAGGTAACTGACGCAAAAGCTTTTGCAGGAATGATAAATCCAGAGAACACTTTAGGTGCAATTTGGAAAGCAGCTCCTCAAAAGATCAATGACGCTATGATCAAACTTTTAGCTATCCATAGAGGTAAATCTCTTGAGAATATGCTAAACATGTTTGAGACTAAGTATGTAGAAAATGACAATGAATTCTATTGGGAACTTATAGGTAGCTCTCGTAGAAATATTCCATTGTTCGAAGCACGCTATAAAGGTGCAGCAGTAACATCAGGAACCAACAACGTTGGTGAAGGTGGAACAACTTTCGAATTAGCTTTCCCAGAACAATGGTTCTTCAAAGGTGAGATAATCGTAGGTGAGAAAAATGAGGTATATCCTATCCGAGTAATTGATGATGGCCAAGCAGAAGGTAACCTTTGGGTTTACACTTGTGAAACAGCTGGATCAAGCAGAGATGGTATCCCAGGTGAAGAATTAGTATCAGGTAAAAGATTCAACGAAGAGTTCGCTCCAGTTGGAAAAGGTCTTTCCAGAGAAGTAGGTGGAGTTCGTAGAGTTACTCCTGTTTCTATGAGAGGTGAGTTAACCACTATTAGAATTGACCACAAATTACCAGGTGATGCAACAGGCAAGAAAGTAGTTATGGGTATTCCTGTACTTACTAAGTCTGGTGAGAAAAAAGTTTTCCCAACATTAGCTCTTTACGAAGACTGGTTGGTTGAGCAAGAATTCTCAATGTACAAAAACAAATATTTGCTTTATGGTAAATCTAACAGAACTGCTGATGGTGAATACCACAACAAAGATGTATCTGGAAGATCTATCAAAATCGGATCTGGTATCCGTGAGCAAATGGAGCAATCAAATACTTACTACTACAATGACTTCTCTATCGAGATGTTAGAAGAAATCCTTTTCGGATTATCTGAAGGTAAATTAGGATTTGACCAACGTGTATTCATCTTGAGAACAGGTGAAAGAGGTGCCGCTGAATTCCACAAAGCTGTCTTACAGACAACTTCAGGATGGGCAACTAACGTATCTACTCCAGGAACCAACGCTCAAACTGTAAGTTCAACTACTTCTCCATTACATAGTAATGCCATGAAGGCTGGATTCCAGTTCACTGAGTACATGGCGCCAAACGGTGTAACAGTTAAATTAGAGGTTGATGACTTCTATGATGACAAAGTACGTAACACAATACGTATCCCAGGAAGTAATGGTGTAGCTGAATCTTATAGATTCGATATATTCTACATCGGAACTCCAGAAGAGCCAAATATCCAAACTGTGAAAGTTAAAGGTAAAGAAGAAATCAGAGGTTACCAATGGGGCTTCAGAAATCCTTTCACCGGAGCTATCAACAATGGTAACATGGGTACTTTAGAGGATGCTGGTACAATCACTAAGTTCTGTCAGTTAGGTGTCGTAGTTTACGATCCAACTAGAACAGCGCAATTGATACCTTACGTATTAGCGTAATAGTTTTATAATAATCCCTCTCTTCGGAGAGGGCATTATTTAAGTTTTAGTGGAATATTGAACTTTATCAAATCCACATTATTATAAGGAGAATTAGGAAGAATTATTTATATTAAATTTAGGAAGAATGAGCGCGAAAGCAAAAGTATCAGAAGATGCTGTTAAGGATACAACTCCTGTAACAGATTTTTTAAGGAATGAAACAGTGACTGTTAAGTATTTAGTAAAGACTAGTACTAACATCAAGGATCCAAAGCATGTTGGCTATGGAGGATTATTTAACGGAACAGAGATAGCAATACCTGCTCCGACGTTGGACAATAAGAAGATGAAAAATGTTCTTACCAACAAAGAGAAAGAAGGATTAGAATTCGTATTAGGTGGAGTTAATCTATCTATTTATTCAGACTTCTGGAAAGAAAGTAATAAGGAGAATGGTATTTTCCCAATTTACTTAGGAAAAGATGATATGGTATTGGATCTTTCTGATCCGTATGATTATATCAGATATAAAGTCTTAAAAGTTAGTCCTTTAGTGGCTGGTAGCCTTGACGAAATTAGAGACAAAGCTACTTATAGGTTTGTATTAGTTGCAGAAGGAGAGCAAACTTTAAAAGACAAAGCTGCTGTTGGAAACAAAGTATTAGCATTTGAAAAATATGTTGAATACAAGAACAACAAAGCTGTATTGAGATACATCTTGAGAAACTTAGGTAGATACACTGCTAAGAATCAGAAATTAGATTTCTTACAGATTGAAACTGCTAAGATGATTGAAGCAGATCCTAACTTGTTCGTAGCAATTACGAATGACAAATTCATCACAACTAAGGTTCTTATTGAAGAGTGCCATGAGCACAATGTGATTGATAAGAAAGACAAGAAGTTCTATACTAAAGAAGGAGAGCCACTTTCTGAGGGAGATACTCCAACGTTAGAAGTAGCGGCGGCATATCTTGCAAGTCCACTAGGACAAGAGATGAGGTTGACTTTAGAAGCAAAATTAAAGAATACTAGAGAGTAATTAAATGACAGTAGCAGAATTCAGATCAGAATTTGACTTACTATATAATAACACATTAGGAGAAGGTGCACCGGGTCTTGATAATTATGAAAGATCCGTGTATCTAACCACAGCGCAAGAAGAGTTGGTAAAGTCATTATATACAGGAGGCAATCCTTCAAGACAAAGTTTTGAGGATTCTGAACACCAGAGAAGAGCTCTTAATGAGTTAGTGAAAGATTACAAAGCAACTGATGTTGTTGCCTCAAATAGAGGTTTAGTGGAAGACTCTAAGATGTTTTCTCTACCAAATGACATTATGTTCATTGTTGCTGAAACAGCTACAATATCTAGCTCAGTATCATGCTTGAACGGAAAAGTAGTGATAGTAAAGCCAATAACTCACGATGAGTTTATGGTAAGTTATAAAAATCCTTTCAGAAAACCTAACACAAATAAAGTGTTTAGAGTTGATATTTCTAAAGAAAATAGCTCAAATACTGTTGAATTAGTGTCTTCTGAAAATTTAAGTCAATATAATATAAGGTACGTAAAGTACCCTAACCCAATCATCCTCAGTAATTTAACTACTGATACACAAGTTGGAGGATTAGGTTTAACAATAAATGGTGCAACAAGTGTTGCAGGATCCGAATTAAATTCGTATCTTCACCGTGAGATTGTAAATAGAGCAGTGGAATTAGCTGTAAGAGATTACAGAGAAAACACACTACAAACTAGAATACAAACAAATAATAGAGTATAAATTAAAAACAATTAAACATTATGGGATTAGCTGGGCAAAACCAAGTTAGACATTTTTATTCAGGATTAGCCACTCCTGGACACACAAGTATTACAGCTTTAAAAGCTGGAACTGCTGGAGACATCGTAGTATTATCTGCTGATGGAACTGACGTTGCAGCAAACACAGCTTGTAAGCTTTACAAGAAAAACGCAGCAGGTAACATTGTTGCATCAGACACAATCAAACCAGGAAACTTAATCTATGCAAAAGCAATAGAGTATGTGGCTCCTACGTTAGGTGTCGTAACATTTAGCGCATTAGCAGCTCCGGTTGTTGGTGAACTAGTAACAGTAGAAATAGTAGTCAAAGGGTTTGGCTCTTATTCTCCTGAAGACGAATATGTAAAGAAAGCTTTTTACAAAGTAGTTACTGGTGATAATCGGGAAGCTGTTGTAGATGGGCTTATTACATCATTAAATCGTAATTTCTCACGTGAGGTTGGAGCAACTGCTTCTACAAATCCTTACTTTACTTTTACTAAAACAGGAGCTACAACTACTGCCGCTTTAGTAATTACTGAGAAAGATCAAGTTGACAACTATGTTGTTGGTAAGAAAGAGAAAACAAACATTGATTTCTATGCTGATTTAAAGATGACAACTTTACCTACTAAAACTGTTGTTGCATCTGACCCTGGAATTGGATCAGGTAAAACAGTAGCTTCTATGGAATGGTATTTAAAAGGTGAAAGAAATGATTTCTACCGTGAGGCTGGATATCCACACAACTTTGAGAATACTTATGAAACTAGTAAGACTGGAACTTACAATATTATCGAACTTGCGTACTTTGATGAAGGACGTGATGAAGCTAAGAAAAGTAAGAAACAAATTACTATCGCTATTCCTTACACTAACCTAGCTGGCCAAGCCGCTACAAACGTGTTGATTAATGACTTAAACACAGCTTTAAGCGCAGGAATGACTACATTTGCAGTAGCGTAATTACTGATTAAAAATCAAATAACCAAAAGGGGTAAGGAGTTAATCTCTTTATCCCTTTTTTAATACAAAGAAATGGCTATAACAGTTAATACATTTTTAGTTTCTAATGACAAGACAACAATAACAGTTGTACTTGATGCAGGTGTCGGTAATTTAATTACAGGAGCTACTCTGTGGACAGAAGCTACATATAAAGATCCTAATAATGGAGTTGATTTATCTTCATTGTTGTCAGGGATTAATAATAATGAATCATTTACTATTACCACTGCAATTGCAGGTGTTGATAGTTTCGAGGGTATTTACTTCGGAGAATTCACATCAAATGAACCAGACGCAGCTATTGTTGCTACGGCTCCTATGGCCAAATACTATGCTGTAATGGCTAAGCTATTAGCTGAGGTTGACCTATCATGCTTGAATTGTAATGAGAATTTTCAAAACGCGCTCTTACTAGACTTATATGTTGAATCAATGAAGAATGCCTTACAACTAGGTAGATTTCAAGATGCAATTACATTCCTAGATAGAGTTAACCTATACACATCAACATCATGTGATTCTTGCGATAGTATAAATCCAGTAGTTTCATCTGCCGGAAGTATAGTTTCAATAGGTGTTATTGATTGTGTCTTAACAGTTTAATAATATGACAGATAATAATGCAAATGTATTCGTATCATCAATGCTACGAATAGACAAAAGATTTAAGTTTTATGGAGCTGGCTCAATAGCCAACATTTCATTACTTAAAATGATATATAAATACGCTTGCTATTCTGATACGTATGTTACTCTTCAAAAGCTAGACGTAATGGTTAGTCTTCTTCAACAAAAAGATCCAGATATCTGTATGAACACAATTAATGTGACAGGATCAGGTTTCTTCCCAGAAGATTCACCAGTAGTTGATATACCTGATAACGCAAGTAATACAGCTCCAACAATAAGTGCCAACACTATTACAGTGCCTGAGGCCATATATACATTTGCTGCTTCAGAATTCTTAGTTGGATTCGCTGATGCTGATGGTGATGGTAGTGGAAATATAGTTATAAAAACTTTACCCGGGGCCGGTACATTAAAATTAAGTGGAGTTGCAGTGACTGCTGGCCAGGTGATAACACAGGCTAATATTTTAAACTTAACGTATACAAGAAACGTAGATACAGCTTATGGAACTTCATTCACTTGGAGTGTATATGACAACAATCAGAATCCTATGCAATCTTCTCCAGCTACAATGACAGTTACAGTTCTATCTAATACAGAGAATGCTACTGCTGTGATAGGTGATAATACCATCTATCCTGCAAACAGAGCAATAACAACTCTTACATTAGCTATGTTCACAACTGAGACAACTGATCCTTATTCTGACGCAGAAGGTGATTTACTTGCTGCAATTAGAATAGATGAGATTTCATTAGAGAATTCTGGAGTATTTAAGATAGCAGGAACACCAATAGTAGTTGGTGATATAATAACAAGAGCACAACTTTCAGCAGGAGATTTTACTCATGAGGGTCCTGATCAAGATTCAGTTAACTCAGATGTATTTGCTTACTCTGCAAGGGATGAAGGTTCTTTAACTTGGGTTCAATAATGTTTAGTAGATTAATAACAAGTAGAAAATTATGGGGCGCTCTAATAGGGAGCGCCTGCATAATGATATTAGTAGTAATAACTCCTGAAAGCTCTATTGGAAATGTAGTAGCAATTGTAGGAGGATTATGGATGGCAGCAATAGGTGGCCAAGCAGTATCTGACGCTTTAAAGAAAAAAGAATAATGGCATTATTTACAATAACAAATAACGGAGGTAATCTTACAGAATTTAGTGTAAGCGCTATAACTGGTAATGGCTGTGCTTTAGCTGATCTTTCTCCATACAGTGCGTCGTTATGGCACAATGGGTTTGGTTCATATCCTGTAATAGGTGATATTATTTATACAACTAGTACTGGCGCAACAAAGGCAGTTAGTATTGGAGGCGTATTCAATGATAGTCATCTTCAAATGGGAAATCTCGAGTATTTAAAAACAGATGCTTCTGGAATAATGGTAGCTTTACGCTGTGAAGCATAAAATAAAAAAAATGGCAATATTTAATGTAACAACAGGAGGAAGTGTAAACCTACCTCCAACACAAGTAGGTGATATAACTATTGACTTAACGTTCAATGAGACTTACGTATTTACAATAGCTGATTTCACAACTCTAACCACTCCAGTTTATTCTGACCCGGAAGGAGACAGCGTACAATCAGTTAAGATATTAACTCTTCCAGCTGTTGGAGGATTATTATTATCTGCTGTTGCGGTTACTGTTGGTCAAGAAATAGCTTTAGCTGACATAACAGGTGGAAACTTAACGTATGTTGCCGATGTAGCACAAACGGCTGGATATACTGATTCAGCAATGACATTTAATATAGCTGATGATGGATCTGGTTCATATGGAGCAATAACTCCAGGAGTAGTTACATTTACAGCTGAAGCAGAGGTTAATCTTCCTCCAAGTTCAATAGGAAATCTTACAATAAACCTTGTTTACGGTGAGTTCCATGTATTTACAAGAGCTAATTTTACAACAGAAACAACACCAGCTTATGTTGATCCAGAGGGAGATCCCGCATTGAATTTAAAGATATTATCTTTACCTGCAACTGGAAATTTGAAATTAAGTGCAGTAAATTGTACTGTAAATCAAGTTGTGCCATTTAGCTCTATTGATAGCGGACTTTTTACTTATGCTCCTAATGTGGCTATAACAACTGTACAAAATTTAACATTTGATTTTGCAATTGCTGACTCTGGTTCATTGCAATATTCATCATAATTGTTTATAACTAATTCTATGTATCAATAGTTTATGATACTATTTCTTGACTTATATACATAAAATGCGTATATTTACAAAAATCAATATATATATTTTATGAGTTCAGATATCAATAAAATTAAGGATTTTTTAGGGAGAAGAAACGGGTATTTAAAATGTGGCAATCAGAGGATTTCTGATGCATTAGACGTTGAATACGGAGGTTCCGGAACCTTTACCTTAGAAGATATTAAAAAAGCAAAAAAAGAGGTTAAAAAGCATCAGGCAGCTCCTGAGATTAAACCTCTAAAAACATTAAGTCAATCTCAAGAGAGTGAATTGAAAAAGCAACTTGAAGAGATGGCGCAAAAAATGGGTTTAACTTTAAGCCCAGTGGTAAGTGCAAATAATGCGCCAACCACTTTATTAAAAAAGAAAGTTAATTTACATGCAGTGCAAACACCACCGTTGGCAAATCAGGTTGGAATGCACATTGTATTAGGATGTAATCACGTACCTTTCCATAATGTCAGAATGCATGAAGGCATTAAGGAATTATTAGCTGATTACAGAAGTGAAATAAAAGGGTTCCATTTAATTGGTGATTTTTTGGATATGAATACTCTGTCTTCTCATGATAAAGGAAGATTCACCGCAGTACCGGGTTTAACACTTGACGATGAATACGAAGTTGGCAATGACATATTAGATGAATATGAGGCCATACTTCCAAAGAAAGTGTGGAAAACTTACCTTTATGGTAACCATGAGGATAGGTATAACAGATGGATGAAAAATATGGACAACGCTAAGACACCATTAGATTCACCTACTGAAGCCTTAAGATTATGGGAAAGAGGGTTTAATGTGAAAGAGTCTTGGCAACAAGATTACTTTACGCTTGGAAAACATCTAGACATATTCCACGGAATATATTTCAATGTTCATTGCGCTAAAGCTCACATGGATAAACTAAGAGGAAGTTGCATGTTTGCACACACTCATAGAATTCAGACCTACATAGAAGGTAACACTGGTAGTTTTAATATTGGTGCTTGCGCTGATTTTAATAGCAAAGCTTTTAATTATGCCAGTAGAGCAATGAAGTCACAATGGCAAAATGGTTTCTCGATAGTAATGATAGATTCAGACGGAACTTATCACACAACTCAAATCATATGTCAAGACGGAGGATTTTTCTTTGGTGGAAAGAAATATTAAATGGATAATGACGTAATAATAGGGTCAATAACAATACCATATAGCCTCTCAAATAATGAGAGGCTTTTGTGGTTAGAGGATTGGATATATGCTTCATCTGAAGGTTTGTTATGTAGACGTATAGTTGAACTTATATTTATACAAGAACATCATATATCAGATTCTATAAAATATTTAATGGAATGCAAGAGGTGGATCTATATTGGCGGTAATGAATTTTACGCTCCTAATGGAACTATTGCTAGGTTCTTATATGATGAAGAAGCTGACAAATTACTAAATGAAATAAGAAGATAATGACAAAAAGAGAATTAGTCTATACAGTTTTTGAGAAACTTAAAATTAACAGTGATGACATGGACATCTCTGAAGAATTAGTTTCCTTCCTTATAGATAGCAAAAGAGCAATGTTGCTTAAACAAAGATTTGACGCCAAGCCTTGGGCTATGCCAGTTGAAACTAAACAAGAATTATGCTTAAGTCTTGAAGTAGCTTCTGTTATTAATGGATATCCTTGCTTTGGAAGAATTTTAAGAACTACTGAAGCTTTACCTTCTAGTATTAAGATTAAAGGAAAAGAGGGTCCAATGACTGTTAGGAAATATGACAGCTCGGCCATACATGTAAATATAATCCCATTAGAAAGAATACCTTTCATTGGACACAATCACTTTACAGCTCAGATGATATACGGAACTGTTGATTATGATAATAAATTCTATTTAGTCTCAGGATCAAATAAGTTAAAGCTTATGACTGAAATTAAGATTGCTGACATATTTGAGAATCCTGATGATGCTCATGCATTAAAATGCACAGCTGCTAATGAAACAGCATGTGAAGCATGGGATAGAGCATATCCGGTAGAATTATCAATGGTTGATGACATTGTAAAACTAGTTGTACAAGATTTATCAAGAACTTTAAGTATTCCTGATGATAGTACTAATGACGCAGATGGAGAAAGAAAAGGACAATAGAAGTCACATAGTAAAGGCTGACTACGGAACAAATGATTATTATAGATTCTATAAAAAGAAATATAGAACAGATGTGTCTAGACTTATTTATGGTAAAATCATAAGAGAGTTTAATGAGCATACAAGAGACAGGTTATCTAGAAAAGGAGCAGGATATATTATTCCTAACGGATTAGGAAAGATAGAACTACGTAAGATGAAAACTGAAGTTAAGATTGATGACGACGGTTCTATTATAAACCACCTTCCAACCAACTGGAAAGAAACAAGAAAACTTTGGAGTGAAAATCCAAAGGCAAGAGAAAAAAGAGTGAAAATTAAGTTTACCAATGAGCATACTGACGGTCATATGTTTAGAATTGTTTACTTAAGATCCAAAGCAACATATAAAAATAAAAGCGTATATAAGATGAGATTTAATAGAACAATGAAGAGAGATCTTTCTAAATCTATATTTCAGGGTCGTATTGACGCATTCTTAAAATAACAAGACATGGCACAAACAGGTAGAGTAGTAAGTTTAAAAATAGTAGCTGATAGGCTAATGCAAAATCCAGTTCTTAAGGATCTTACTTGGGAGTTTATTGTAGACAAAGCTGTTGAGGTTATGAGTTTACTTGACGCTCCTGCATTGTATATCTCTAAAGAAGATAATATAAAGATAGTAAATCACAAGGGTAAGCTTCCGACTGATGTTATGCATGTTAACCAGGTATTTAAAGTTGGTTCAGTTCTAACAGGAACAGCATCATCAACAGGCCTAGATAACAATTATTCAACAAGCGCCGCTACATCATCAACATCAACGTCTTCTAATTCAGGATACACACTAATACCATTAAGAACAGGAACTGATACTCTTCATGATCACTATGGAAAGTTTAAGTCTGCTTCTACTGGATCAACTGGAGGACAAACATATTCATTGAATAGCAATAACATCTTTACTAATTTCGAATCAGGAACAGTGGTTATAGTTTACAAAGCTATTGCAACTGATGAAGAGTGTTATCCATTAGTAACAAACAATGCATCATTACTTAGATGTATTGAAAGCTATATAAAATACAGATGGTTTGATATCTTAAATGATATGGATCAAATCTCTGATAGAAAATTCAACAAGGCTGAAGTGGACTATTGCGCAAACGTTGCTCAAGCAGACGCTAATTTAAAATTACCTTCTGATGATGAAATGGAGACGCTAGTCAATCAAATAACTCAACTAATACCTTCTAGAACTCAATTCCAAGATAGATTTGCATTTCTAGGAGCACAAGAACACTTACGTATACACTAAGATATGATTAAGCAACAATTACTTGGTTATAAAGGTATGTCAAAAGACCTTGCTAAAAACAAGCAGTCTGATAAATACTTTGATGCCAAAAACATAAGGATATTAGCTACTGATCAGCAATCATCATTCTCTGTAACAAATGAGCATGGTAATCAGCAGGTATTTACTATTCCTATTCCGGTATTTAATATTACTGATACACAGATTGATTATACTGTTGGAAGCACAACTAAGAGCTTAGAATATGCAACAGTGACATCTGTTATACCTAGATGTGATTTAGAATCTAATTATTATGGTTCTGCTGGACCTGTTAAAGTATCAGGAACACAAACTATAATTGGAGTTAAAGCCCTTAGGGATTCAGCTATTATAGTATCAACTGACAATGCTGGGTTTGATTGCTTTTGGGAGTTAGTAAATGTTAACTCAGGTCAATTCGACTTGAACTTAATTTACATGAATGATCTTGGCTTAAGCACAAGTAATCTTGTTCAGATAGAATATAACTACGAAAATTCTGTTATACAAAAAATATATTTTGTAGATGGCAAGAATCAAATAAGAACAATGAATATACGTCAGAGTATTGCTAATGGTGACTCTAAGAATTTAATTGATGTTCCTTCTACTTCTATTGATACCGTATCTACATTTGATTTATCACAACCTACTGTTAATAGCGTAGTGTCTGGTGGTAATCATACAGCAGGAATGATTCAATACGCTTATGGGTTATATATATTGAATGGATCTCAAACCACCATCTCTCCACTATCTGAACTTGTGTCTCTTGACAAAGGAGTGGGTCTTGGTGGAGGAGATGTTAATGAAAATGTTGGACGCGCTGTTATTGTCAACGTTCCTGATATTGACACCTCATTTACTCACATTAGAATATATGCAATTAAATATACTTCATTCAATGAGGAGCCTGAGGTTTCACTTATTGCGGATAAGGAAATAGATAATTTCTCAGAACTTACTTATTATGATGATGGATCACAAATAGAATCTGTTGGATTAGCTGCTTTTGTGTTTTTAGGATCAGATCCAATTATACCTAAACATATAGCTACAAAAGACAATAGATTGTTTCCTATTAATATTAAGGAAGATTCATTTGAATTTGATCTTGATACAAGATGTTATGGACATAATAGTGGTGGTACAGCTGTTGTGTGGGAGAATGTTTATCTAAACACTTCTAATATTCTTGCTGGTAATTCATTAACTGTTGACGGAACTTACTCAAATGTTCCAGAGAGACATGATGCAATAAATAAAGACTACTCTGTATACAAGTATCAAAAGAATGGTACTACATTAGGAGCTGAAGGGCCATACTTTAAGGTTGAGATTGATCAAAGTACACTTACTGATGCACAAGCTGCTAATAAACAATTCCTTAAAGATAGAGAATTATACAGAATAGGTATTGAACTATATAATAGAAGAGGTCAAAAAAGTGAACCAAGTTGGATGTGTGATCTCTTAATTCCAGAGGGAAATTTAGAAGGAAACTACAACAAGCTTAAAGTAACTCTTAAGCCTGAATTTTATGTTTGGTTAAATGACAGTTCTAACTTTCCTACACCGGATTTTAAGCCTATTGGATATAAAGTGCTAAGAGCTGATAGAACAGCTACTGATAAAACTATACTTACACAGGGCATTGTTAATCCTATGATTGCTAATTATCAGCATACAAATAAGATTGTTTCATTGGCTCAAAGAAAAGACGCTGTTAATACAAACAAGTCTGACAAGATGCCTGGGCCAATAAGAAAATTTCAAACATTACATCCTTTTACTAAATGCAGAGATTATGCTGAGACAGCTTGGGATGGTGATAATGATAGTACATTTAATCAATTAGGAAGAGGAAGCAAGAGAGAAGGATTTAAGGCTCCGTCTTCTAAAGATTGGCGTGCTCAAAACTTCCAACACAGTAGACTTATGCAAATGTTCTCACCTGAGATATTGTTTGATCCTATTAGTATTGATTCATCTTACGAATTGTACACTGTTGGCGTTATGAAAGAAAGCTATTCGGCTAACTGGTCAACAGAAACTAACCCTACTTCAGGTAATCATAATGTTAACGCAAAATTCTTAAATGGAATTTCACCAGGAACAGCAGGTGTAACAATAAGCCCAATTGAAAGCAATGCTAACTATTTAATGGATAATAGCTTCTTTGGCCCAACAAATAGTGATCATGATATAGCAACTCATCAAGTTTATAGAGAATTTACAGGAACATTCCACAAAGCAACAGCTAGTGATACTGTTAGAAGAAATGAATTATATGGAACTCCAGAAATAACTGAAAGAGGAGCTGACTTTACTACTTACAATAATGATTTTAATGTAAGATATTGTAATCATTATAGATCAATGCTTATTGATGATTGGAGGAGAAGTGATGCTGTAAATAACGATTGTGAAGTTCAAATACTTGGTCTTTCATCTGAAGGAGCCAAGTGTGTTACACTTATGGAAGGGCCTGACGACAAATCTTACTCTTTAGCTAACAGAAAGCCAATTGAAACTATATACTCTGAGGCTGGAATAGGTCAAACAGATGGAGTTCTTGTATGTGAATTTGTTAAAGATAAGAACGCAAAATACATAGGATCTATTTATGGAGGTATGACATTTGAAGCTAAATCAATCAGTTCGTATATTGGAATTGGAACTTATAACCCAATATTAACAAATGGAGTGCTTATATCTTCACCTGGTGATACTTTTGTAAATACATTTACATTCACTAAGGTAGCTAAAACAGATCTTGAAGAAACATCTCAACAATACAATAGATGGTGTGAGATAGTTTCTGTTAAAGTTGAAACTACTGTTGATCTTAAAAACAGAAGTGATTTGTCATTATCTGAATGGGATAATAAGTATCAACCAAAATATGAGGATTACCAAAAGTACAATAGAGTTTATTCTCAACAACCTACATTAGTTCAGAATTCTGAAACAGGGTTTAAGTCTAAGAAAATTCAAGAGTTTGATACTAGGATAATGGCCTCTAAAGAGAAAATACCTGGTGAATCTGTTGATAGTTGGACAGATTTCTTACAGAATGAGACTATGGACCTAGATGGTCAATATGGTCCAATTAACGCTGTAACAAATGCTGGTGATGAAATATACTGCTTACAAGATTCAGGTGTTGCTCACATATCTATTAACCCAAGAGTTCAAACAACTGGTGAAGATGGTGTAGCAATTGAATTAGGTACAGGTGGTATTCTTCATGATTACCAATATGTAACAACTAAATCAGGATGTTTAAATAAATGGGGAGTAGTATCCACTCAAAATGGTTTCTACTATGTTGATATCTTAAACAAAGGTATCATACAATTTAATGGACAGATTAAAGGATTATCTGATCAAGAAGGATTCCATGCTGAATTTAACAATTCAATGATATACAATGATCTTGTTCAAGACAATGTTGTATCAGCTTTTGGAGTGTCATCAGGATACAATAGTGTAAACAATGATGTTTACTTTTCTTTGAAAATGTCACAGGGAAGTTTTACAATTGCTTTCAATGAAGCTACCGGCAGTTTTGTTTCTTATTATGATTATATTCCCGCCTGGTATATAAATAAAGGGGCCCGAATGATCACTACAAATCCAAATACTACTCAAGTGTGGGAACACTTCAAAGGTAAGAAGAATCACTTCTATGGTGTACATTATCCTTCTACAATAGAATTTAATGTAGCTCCTCAAGGAGGAAGAGATGTTGTATTTAACAATGCATCATATAAGATGGAGATGACTAATACTTCAGGAACAGACTTACCTTCAGTAGGATTGACAAAAGTAAGAGTATACAATGACTATCAAGATTCTGGTGAAGTTACACTAACTCTTCGTGATAACATGTTCAAGAAATTCAGACACTGGAAGGTTAATTTGCCTAGACACGCTGGGTCTCGAGACAGAATGCGTAACCCATGGAGTTTCATAGAATTTACATTTGATAACACATCAGGAAACAATATGGTCTTACATGACATGACCATTCATTATACAGAGTATTAACTTTGTATGATAGTCAATATTGACAATTAACGTCTTATTTCATATATTTACAGTATAATGGTAACAAGAGAAGAAAAAAAGGAAGCAAAAAAGAGATGGTTTAAAGGTTTCTTTTGGTTAGGAGCATTAGGATTTTTAACATCTTGGTTTATGTTCTTCCCAGCTTGGTGGAGCAGGAAAAGAGGTGATAGGAGCATGTTCTGGGGATGGATGGATGATTCAAGACTTGATGATAACACATCACACGGATATTCAATGGACTATTATTCTTTCTTATTGAGATACAATAAGACTAAAGAGGATATCTGGGTTGCTTACAAATGGCACAAAAGAAATGCTTGTTGGAATTTTAAAGAAAGACTTGGTGGAGGATTAGACACTTCTTTTCCTAATCATGTTGGAAATAATAACATCATTCCATTAGAAATTGAAATAGACAACCTTCATACGTATGATGGTACAAAGTTAAGACAAGATGGAGCTTGGGTAATAAAGGCTGGATTAAAGTATATTCCTCAGGATCCTTCAGAAGACATCTGGCAAGTAATGCAAGGTGACGAAATGTCAAAAAAGACTTCTATAATTGGAGAAGGATTAATATGGTATAAAGTGCATGGTTCTGACTTGTTGTATTTCAGATACTCTGAGTGTAAGATTGTTGAATACAAAATATTCGGCATTACAATATGGAAAGGATGGAGAACAATAGCTCAATCAACAGGAAAAACTATTGGTATGAACTTTAAACACCAGAAAATTAAACCCTGGAAATAATGTCGGATAAGAAGAATATAAAGAAAGATTTTGATAGAGAAGCCTTTAAGAAGGCTATTGCTCATGTTGAGTCTAGTGGAGGTAAGTTTCTAGAAAATACAACTAGTTCTGCCGCCGGTAGGTATCATTTTTTGTATAGATATATTCAGGATATTCCTTTATTACGCGGCGTAACTAAACGTGAGTTTATTAACAGGCCTGAGCTTCAAGAGCAAGTAATGGATATGGCCATAGATGGTACTCTTCCTGGATTTCCTTCGTATAAAGAATACGCAAAGGAACTTCAAGGTAAGTATAGAACAAATTTAGGATTACATGATATTGCTGCACTAACACATTTCTTAGGTAAGGGTGGTGTTAAAAAGTACCTATCTAATCCTGATGGATTTGTTGTTCCAGGTAAGAATGCAAGCGTATTACAATATATAAATAAATTTAGAAAAGCTTTTGGTCCAGACTCTACTATTTCAGATCAAGATATTGCTAAAAACAGTCCTGCTGAAGCAGGATTAAATGTAAAAGTTCAAGACAAGACAGCTGTTGCTCCTAAGGTTATTAAAGAAGAAAAGTTTAACTTTAAAGACTCAGGAAGAGATTATATAGACTATCTTAATAATGGAGAGTTATATGATAAAGCTCCTGTTGAAGCTGAAGGTACTATTAAAGCAGTTGAAAATACAGATGAAGCTCCGACAGAAGCTCAGTCACAAACTCCGACACAAACTGGGTCACAAGTAGGTGAAGGCACTGTATTAGCAGAGGATCCTAAAAAAATATTACCAGTAACAGGTGAGCTTGCGGGCAAACCAATGGATGAGCATTTAGGTTTCTTAAACACTCTTGCAATGGGAGGTTTCTTAAATCAACATGGTGCTCAGGATATTATACCTATTGAGAATGGTGGTACACATGAAGAGAATCCTTATGGTGGCGTACCTATGGGTATAGGCGCTAATGGCAAAATGAACACTGTTGAAGAAGGTGAAGTTAAATTTGGAGATTACGTTTTTTCAAATAGACTATCACTTGGTGGACCAATTACTCAATTAGGTACAAAAGCAAATACATTTGCTGATGGAGGTGATCTAAATAAAGAAAAAGATAAAGAAAAAGATAAAGAAGAACTATCTGAATCTGATTTATCAACCAAAATTCTTAGAAACATTTTACCTATTCCTAATAACGCGGCTCAATTAGTCTCAAGTCTTGCAAATAGTGACAGTAAGTTTAGTACTAAAGATTCAAGCTCGGCAGCTAATAAACACCTGTATAGAAGCGTACTTAATGCTATAAAAAGAACTGGAAAGACCCAAGGTGGCACAGAATACGAAGATTACAGCAAGGATATAAGCAAAGATCTCAATGGATTGTCAATGAAATCTCCTAATATGATTGCAGGTAGTTTTGTATCTCCAGAACTTGAGGCTGCTACTACATTTGGAAGAGTCTCATATAAGCAAAATCCTGAAACAGGAGAGATAGAAATATACGATTCTTATGACTTTAGTAAAACTGGTGATAAGAATAATGTTTATGCAAAAATAAGAAAAAAAGCTGGAGATGTTTCTGATGGAAAATTAGATTCAAAACCAAAACTTATAGGTAAATTTAATCCTAACGAAGAAAAAGATTTTATTGGTAAAATAGGTGATTTTATGGACAATGTACTAAATCCAATAGATAATTTTAATATACCTTATTCTTCTGTAAAAAAAACTAGTGATGCGGTATATAATTCTGGAAAAAACGCGTATGATTATGGAAAAAAAATAATAAATGAAGGTTTAGATTCTTTGTCTAATATGTTCGATAAAGGCGGAGACTTGACAGGTCCAACAGACCCAAAGAAAAAAGAATCTAAAAAGAACTCTGATAATCCTGTTACTGATCCGGTGTTTGGACCTGTACTTGAGGATAAACCCTTAGAATTTATAAAAAATGAATGGCAAACAACTGGATATGGAGGGCTGAAAAAAGTTTCAGAGACATTTGAAGTTCCTGATGTTAGAGAAGACTACATGATAGATAATTATGTCACTACACAGAAAAGTGATAAGGTTAACTTTGACTTAGCTATTAATGATAAGAATGCGCTAGAGTTTCTAAACAGATACAATAATCCATGGTCAAGACAAAAATTAGCTGAGCAAGCTGGGCTAAGTCCTGAGGATATAGATAATATGATATTAAAAGGACTTAATGTAGACAAAGAAATTGGCGGAGAAGTTCTTGGATCTAAAGCATCTTATGATGCGTCAAAAAATAAAATTAATATGGGCCCTGAATTTGAAGGTAAAACAGGTGTTGAGACCCATGAAAGAGTTCATGCTAGTTTATTTGATGCAGCTCAGGGAGAAAACTTAATGAAGATATTAGGCAATCCTTTTCAACAGGAAACTAGAAGCTTCATGAAAAAGCATTCTCCTGACACTGTTCGTTATCTTAAAAAGCCACATGAGGCTTATGGTAATTTTGTAGAGTTTAGAGAAAAACTAGGATTAAAGCCTGGTGAGCAGATTGATGAAAAAGAACTAAATAAAAGAATAAAAGCAAAAGGCCTTACAAATGAAAACTTTATTAGAGTTTTCGATGATAGTAAAGTAGTAGAAGCATTAAACACAATTGCCAAAGTAGATACAAAACCTACAATGGACGAATATAGAATAGCATAATGAAAAAGAAAGAAAGCAATAGCATAATGGAGATGTTCAATTTACCTTCGTATACAAAAGGTAAAACTTTTGCTGAAGCTAGTAAACTAATTGCCAAGAAGTTTGAGGGTAGAACAGATAAGGAGTCTGTTGATACTCTTCAAGATCTACAAGGAAGGTTACAGCAAGCACAAGAGTACATTAAAAAGCAGTCTCAGCCAACTGAGCAACCACAACCACAAGCTCCTGCAATGGGGCCTACTAATGATCATTTCCTAGGAGGTATAATGAGTATGTTAGGTGGTGCTGGTGGAGCTGCCGGTGGGGCAGCAAGCGCCGCTGGTGCGGCGGGCGCAGCAGGAGGAGCAGCAGGTTTATTAGGTGGAGCGTCGTCTGCAATACCTGGACTAGGAGCTCTGTCTAAAGCTCCAGAAGCTATTAATCATTTTAAAGAAGGTAATGCCGCTAAAGGTATTATGAGTGCAGCAAGTGGAGCTGCTAGTATGATACCTGGTGTAGGCGCAATAGCTTCTCCAATTCTTGATATAGCAGGAAGTTTTATAGGTAATGGGGCCGCTGAAAAAAAGGCACAAGATATAGCTGTAAATAATACTGCTACTCAGGCTAAAGCATTTAATAATAAATATGCAGGTGGAGGATTTATGGATAATATAGATCCTAATGAATTGGTAAGTATGTTGAAAGCACAAGGAAATACATCTCTTACAACACAAGGCCCTATTGGAGGTCCTGTAATGAATTCAGCTGGTAGAGAAATACAACAAACAGTAAATGAAGGAATCAGTCCTTCTGGAGTAACAGGAATGAGAGGTTTACCAGAAACATCTGTTAATGCTGGTATTGAAGCTCAAGGATTGGCTCAAGTAGGACAATCTGCTGAAGAGCAATTAAGATCTAGTGCTTTAAAAGGACTAGAACCACTTACTAATTCAGCACAAGGTACAGAACAAGATACGGCACAAGAAGGCGGATATGATCCATCTACATTATTAAGATATGCGCCTGCTGTTACTGATGCTTATCAATTAGCTACTCTTGAGAAACCTGATGAAGTATCAAGAGGTAGACTTGGAAACAAGTATCAATCACAACAAGTAGACGAAAGAAGTTTAGTTCAAGGAGTTCAAGAAGGTATAAATAACAACAGAGATGCTATATTAGGTTCATCTGGTGGTTCTGGAGCAGCTGCTCGAGCTAATTTACTAGGATTAAGTCTTCAGGGAACAAAAGCTTTATCTAGCGCTATGCAATCAGCTGGTGAAGCTAATAGACAAGATAATAGAACTGGACAACAGTTTAATTTAGGTGTTGATCAAACTAACTTACAGCAATCAAATGCTGAGCAATTAGCTAATGAGCAAAATCAAGGTGCTTATGATACTCAGAAGAGTCAATTGATTTCTCAATTAGGATCCAACCTTGGCGAAGTAGGAAAAGAACAATTATTCAAAAAATACCCAGAGCTAATGGGAATGGACTTTGATGCTCTTGGCAAGTATATGAACGGCAAGAAAAAAAAGAAAAAATAAGATGACTAGAGCGTATTTATTGTTACTAAATGTAGTTGACAATGATGATATTTATATTGATCATAGGTTAAACAGATTCGTAATCACTTACAATAATGAAAGAATTATCATTAAATGTGAGGATGTTAAGGATTTTATCACTATATTTATGAATGATAAGAATGCGATGTTAACAAAGCTTAACGACAAATAATATGAGTAACAGATTTTCACAAACTACAACAGCAGGATTTAAGGGTCTTTCCTTAGATGAGATAATGGCTATTCCATTAGCTAAACAAACTCGTCAGGATGCTTCATTGGCGGCAACTGATGAATTACAAGCGCTAGAAGCTAAAAGACTTGAGAGTGATGCTCCTGTCGTTGATGCAGAATTAGAAAGAATTAGAAAGGAATCAGAACAGATTTCAAAAGACTTAATGGAAAGAGGTGTAGATAGAAACTTATCTAATAAACTTCGTAGTCTTAGATCATCTCAAAAGAAATCCTTTGGTGCTTCTGGAGTTGTTGGTCAATCTGAAGCTAACTATAAAGCGGCTCAGTCTTATATTAATAATCTTGCAACTAAGAAAGAACAACAAGCTGGATGGTCACCTCAACAAGCTAAAATATGGGCTACCTCACAGGTTAGTAATTTTGGCAGTTCATTTGATGAATTAGGTAATTTTAGACAGTTTCAAGGAGCAGGTATGTCTCAAAAGGTAGAGAGTAATGATTGGATTAATAAAAATCTAAAACTTATTGCTTCAGATACTAATCAAGAGATGATGAAATATGCTGGTAATTTAGATCAATTCAATGAAGCATATGCCTCTGGTCTAGTTACAGAGAAAGACTTCAATAAGATTATGTCTTCCTTAACCATTATGGCAGCTAATGATCCGGATTTACAAGCATCTCTAAAACAACAACAATTCTTTGACCCCAATGCAGGTGATCCAAAAAATATTGGATCATGGTCTGTAAAATACAGAGAAGATGGTACAAAGACTGACGTATTTACACCTGGTAATGAATTTGGTAGACAATTGTATGGCGCCGCATTAGGAGTTAAATCAATGGATAAGACATATAAGTTTCATTTTCAAACTGATATTGCTGCTAAAGCTTTATTTGAAGCTGGCCTTGAAGAAAAAGAAGCTAATGCATTAGTTAGAGCTGCTGATGGTGTATTGAATACTATTACTCCTGATAATATTGATCAGATTAGAGAAAATACAGATTTAGCTTTAAAAGAACTTGATAGACAAACTGGTGCTTTAGCTGCTAACTGGACTCCAGAGAGAATAAAGGCTAATCCTGATGCGTATGCTTTAGCTCAAAAGAGTCTTAATGATTCTAAAGTTAAGTATTTTAATCTCCAGAATAGAATTAAGAGTATAGAAAAAGAAACATTTAAAGAGCTTACTCCTGTTGAACAGGAAGGAAAAGTTTTATATGATAAATTAAGAGAGGGTATTCCAGGTTATGAACAAGCTAAAAATCAAGATGAGGTTATAACATCTTTAACTGATGCTATTAGAAAATTACCTGGCGGAAAAGAAGTTGTTGGAGAAAGTGGTACTTTAAGTGAGAGCGGAACAGGAAGTGATGAAATGGAGAATTTCTTAACTTCTAAATATCTAGAACTTAAAGGTGAGAAAGTTAACAAAAATTCAAGAGCAAATAGAAGTATATTTAACTGGGTTGGTAGTGAAGACTTAGCTTATGATGATGGTATTGTAGATAAAATGAAAGATGGAGCAAGGGCCCTTAAAGATAAATCTAAAAAATATCTTGAGCAAAACCCTTATTCTGAATCGTATACTGAATTCGGAGCATTAAACTCTGGTAAGTATTCTAGTAGAATTGGTGCTATTAACCAAAATCTAACAGATAATTTCCAAGGAGCTGGATACTCAGAAGCTTATACTGGTATGTCAATAAACCAATATGTTCAAGAGAATTATCCAACTGACCCTTCTTCAACTGAAGCTAAATATAACTTTGAAATAAGAGTTACGGATGGACTAGATGCCATGGGTTACCCAATTGAACACTTAGTTATTAAGGACAGAAATGGTTCTGTAATGGAAGTTAAAAGTGTAACAAGAGGTGAGGCTGGTAGAAAAGAACAAAGAGAAACTGGTATTGAGTTGATGAAATCTACTGATCCTACTCTACAAAAGAAAGGTAAACAAATGCTTGCTAATGATACTATGATGCCTATGATTAAACAAAATGGTGGACTTAGAACAGGAGCTGTTGAAGGTCAGTTTACAGGAGAATACAGTAAAGTTGATGTAGATGGAAAGGAACTTCCAATAGTTTGGACTAAAGAAGAAATAGGTGGTCAAGAAATATGGAGAGTAAACGTTGGAGGATTTAAATCAAGAGAAATACACGGCGAAACAGATATGGCTTCATATCTTGCCGATGAATTATTAGCAGAAATAGATAAATATGGTACAGGAGACAATTAATGATCCTTTAGACTTAAGCATTGTAGAGAACGCATCAACAGATGAGACGTTAATGCAAAAAGATCCTCAAGAGGATACTAAGCCTAAGGCTAAAGCTAAGTTTGCTAGTGTTGACCCTACTGAAGAAGTTGTAGCTGATGACCCTAATAACGGTAAAGCTAAATTTTCAGGTGGAGGCCCACAGGTTGTTCAAGATAAAATGTATAAAGGATTAGATATCGAAGATTATACAGACTATCTTGGATCTAACATCTTTATGCCTACTGGTGGCGTTGACGCTTTAAATAAGCAACGCGCTATGAATCAATCCGGTTGGGAGCAAGCAGGTAATATGCTTGGTCAAGCTGTTGTTGGTGAAATTGTAGGTGGTACTATTGAAGGTTTAGGTTACATCTTAGATGTTGGTAGCGCACTGGATTATATGACTGGTAATGAAAAGGACTGGGGTAACTTTATGACTGAAGCTGGTAAAGGATTAAGAACATGGAGTCAAGATGCAATGGCTATACATACTGTTAATCCAGGTAAATTTGATCCGGGAGATTCAGGATGGTGGTTTAGTAACGGTGTTAGTGTAGCTTCTACATTAAGCATGCTTATCCCTTCTATGGCTGCAACCAAAGCATTAGGCTTCTTGGGTAAGGGAGCAAGTAAGCTTGGTGGTAAATTCTCTAAGATACTTGATGTTGCAGGAAACATGGGTAAACAAGCTACATGGATGACAGAAGGTATTTCTCAAGCAATAGTATCTAGACATATAGAAAATTCTATGGAAGCTAGTGGCACATTCGAAAGTGCAAAAGCTGATTACTTAACAAGAACAAATAAAGAAACAGGATTACCATTTACTGAAGAAGAAGCAACTAAATTAGCTTCTGAGGCCGCTGCTTCTAACTACAATAAAGGCTGGGCCATGTTACTTCAAGATATACCCCAGTATTTAGCATTAGGTAAAATCTTCAATCCTCACACAGGTAGAATGGAGAATGCTTTATCTAAGGCTTCTCAAAAAGGTAAACAATTAAAATTAAAACCATGGCAACAAAAAGTTGGTAGTGGAATTGGAACATTCTTGTCTGAAGGTTTTGAAGAATCTTACCAATATTATATTGCAGAACAAGGTAAAGCACTTGCTGATCTAAATGCTGGATTAATCACAAGAGATAAGTATAATGAGATCATGTCTGACGCCATTGGCTCTGACGAGATGATGACTTCTGCATTCTTTGGTGGATTAGGTGGTAATTTATTTCAAATGGCAGGTAAGGGCTTAAATGAGCTCGGAAAAGGAAAGAAAAGAAGAGAATTCGAAAGCAATTACGAGGAAACTTATAGGTCTACACTTAATGATCGTGCTAAGAATTTCATGTCTATGCAACAAAGGCTAGCTGATGCTGACAACAACGATAATGTTGAGGCCAGAGAGATGGTATTAGATGAAATGATGTTGATGATGACTACTGATGCACTGCACCGTGGTAAATTTGATCAACATATTGAATCTCTTCAAGGTATAGCTAACATGACTAAAGAAGAAGCTAAAGCTTTAGAACAACAAGGTGGTGGTGAATTCAATTTAGAATTAGCTAAGAAGAGTATTCCTGAAATAATCAAAAAGTCTGAAGAGATGAGATTAGATTATTTGAAGTTCTCTAACAAATACGAAGGTAATATTGCGGCTAAAATGGCCCAAAACAATTACAGAACTAAAAGATTTGTTGAAAACTCAAAGAAGATGGATGAAAAAATCCAATCTACTACTTATTCTGTTCCGAATATTAATGCTATGTCTACAACTCAACTTAATAAAGTTGAAGGAGTAATTAAGTTAAGAGCTTTAGCTGAAATGAATCAAGCATTTAAAGATCAACTTAAATCAGGTAAAGTAAGTGAGTTAAGAAAACCACATATTGAAAAAATCATAAAAGAAAATGAGGCTAGAATATCTAAGCTAACTAAACAATATGATGCTGAAAATAAAGATGATCCAAGAGATGCTGACAAAAAGAGAGAAGATTCTAGGATAGCGCAAGGTTTCACAAAAGATATCACTGATGAGCTTGTTCAAGCTAATATGGTTAAGGAGCGTAATAACGCAGAGATAATGCTTAATCAATTAGAGAATGATGCTATTCGTAGTGAAAGTTATAGAAATGGCCTTAAAAAAGAAGCTTTAAAAGAAAAGGTTAACTCTAAAATAGAGAATGAAGAGCAAGGTGAGGCTATTAAGAAGGAAATTGAAGATGCTCCATTCTTAACTAAGGATGAAAAAGCTGCTGAACTTGCTACTGTTAATGAGAATATAGAGGAATTAGCTAATGAGGCTGCTGTTGCTCAAGAATATAAGAATGATGAGGCTAGAGAAGCTGAGAAGTTAGCTGCTGTTAATGAAGCTAAGAAAGATACTAAGACTATAACCAATGCTAACAATGCTAAGGTTAATGATAACGTAGAAGATGAGTTCGCTGAGGAGCAAACTACTGTCTCTAAGATTACTAAAAGCAAAGAGAAGTCACAAGATAGAGCTATTAATACTAAAGCGTATAAGAACATAAAGGTTCCTATGTATGCTAATCTTAATGGTCCTGGTTGGAAAGACTGGGTGTTTAATGGTAAGGACAAAACTGGAATCAAGGATGGCAAACCAGTCATTTTAGATTTTGTAATAGGTGATCCTGGTGGAAAATATTCGCAATTAGCCCAACAGGCAATTAATATTTACAACAGAGCTAAGGCTAATCCTAAAAACAAGCTTACATCTGAGGAAAAAGATATTTTATTTAATCATCTTCCTATAAAGATTCAACTTACTGAAGAGATTTGGTCATATATACCTGCATTCTCTCCATCAAATACATTCTTTAAAACTAATGAATTGCCAAAAAGAGAGGCTATCATTAGACAGATGTTTAAAGGAAACACTAAAACTCAAGTTACTTATCAATTTGGAGGAAACTTACATGTTGAAGAAACTGAAGATAACACTGTACCTGAAAACAATATAATGGATTTCCCATTTATTGATGGTAATATGGGTAAAGTAGACTTAATGGTCACTAATGAAAATGGTACTTTAGTTAAGGCTAGTGATAAAACAGATCATCCTGACTTTGAAGGATTACAAATAGATGTATTAAGAACACAAGATGACAAAGGAAATCCAGTGCCTTACAAAGGTGGTGTATTTTTAAATGTTCCTAAGGCTAATGGAGATCCATTTCCTTTAAAACTTAACCTAAGACGTCCAACAACAGTAGAAGCTACATTTGTTGCAGACTTACTTATAGCTGTTATTACCAAGAAGCTTGGTAAAGAGGCTAGATTAAGTGAACATCCTGAGTTATTTAAAAGATTTAAAGAAGATCATCCTTCTGAATTTGCTGTATTAGGTAAAGATGCTAAAACAATGGATGTTGCTAAATTATTTGTACATATGACAGCTGAAACAGCAGGTAAAGAAACTCATTTACACTTAACAGGTGAATGGATTCATTATGGTACAGATATGAAAGCTGCTGTTACTCCTAAAAATGTAGTTGACAATAGAGATGCTCTTATTGGATTTATACAAGACTTCAAGAGACGTCAACTTAATCTTAAACAATGGAATGATGCTGTAATAGGTCCTAAGTATAGAGAAATGATGACTAATGGTGTAATGTCTACTGACGCTGTTGTTGGTACTGAGAAGCCATTATTTAATGAGAATAAAACTCTTGGCCGTGACAATGGATTACCTCCATTTAAGTTTGATATAGGATTTGCTGTGCCTGAAGATACTCCCGAAGTTACTGAAGTGAGCCCTAAGGAAGCAACTAAGACTAACAAAGATATTGATTCTAGACAAGCAGCTTCTGATAATGCTGGTGTTGTTGATGAAAGGGAAAAAGGCTTTGCCGGCGTATTCTTTGATAAAAATAGAAAAAGAATTCCAGTATACGGTAAAAATGCTGACATGGTTCGTAAGCTAATAAAGGAAAGATATGATGCTGAAAGATTATCTCAACCTGCTCAAAAAGCAGCTACTGTTATTAAGGAAGTTCCTACTCAAGAAATAACAATAGATCCATTAAGTAAATCAATAGATGCACAAAAAGCTGAAATAGAAAGAAGAAGACAAGAAGAGTTAAAAGATACAGGGGCTACAGACAACAATCTAACAAATGGAAGTAAATGGAGAAAAGTCGAAGTCAAAGAAAATGGCAAAATCATCCCATTTAATAACTTTACTGTTAAACTAGATGAAGCTATTAAGCTAGCATCTGTAATGGATATAAATAAAGATTTTGGTAAAGATGATAAATTTAAAGGGTATGGGTGGAAAGCATACATTGCATTAGGGAAAGAGTTAGATAAGTTAGGTTATAGTTTTATAGCTTCTAAAAATTTATCAGATGGTGCTATTAAAACTTGGGATAAGTTAGTTGAAAAAGGATATGCTTATAAAAGAGGAGATAGAAGTTATAAATTTCAAAATAAAGAAAATTCTTCTAATAAATACAATAAATATTTTGATACATTAAAAGAAGCTGCTTTTAACCAATTAAATAGTATGTTTGGTAATATACCGTACAGTTCTATTGAAGATTATAAATCTGTTATTGATGTTGAAAAAGACAATAATAAAATGGCAGAAGGTTTAAAAAGAACCCTTTCTGCTTATGATGCTAAAGATTATAATATTATAGAGGAATATGGATATAAAAATATAATAGACGATATATCAAATAATGACCTTTCATTTGAAAAAAGTAACAAAAATGATAATCTAAATTTAGAAGTAGAGTTGATTGAAGATAAAAGATTTGATAAAATCAACGCTAAATATGATGCTGAATTAGCTGCTTTAGAAAATAATGAAAAAGCTAATATAGAAAAAAGAAGACAAGAAGAGAGGATAGTACACACAGATATAGATAAAAAGGGGAGAAAACATACTTATTTTACAAAAACTACAGAAAAAGACGGGTTAACTAAAACAAAGTTTACTTTCAATAGAAGTGATAAAGATTCTACACAAAGAAACACTGCATCTGTACCTACAGATATTGCTTTAGGGGATAAATATGTAATACCAAAAGAAACAAAAAATGCTGATGGAAGTATGTCTGACCAAATTCCTGAAGACACTATTGTACATTCTGTTTTAGAAATAAGAGAAGGAGATGGTAAAATAGGAGCTACTGTAATGTTTCAAGGTAAAAATGACCCCACTATAAGGTGGAAAGGAGATATTGTTTTAGAAATCAATGCTGAATATGATGCAGAAATAGCTGCTTTAGGTGATACTACTGTTGAAGATTCTTCAACTGATCCTGTTTCTAATGGTATTTGGAAAAAGTTTATTGACAAAGGCGATGTATCTAAAATTCAATTAAATAAGATTGCTAAAAAAATTGCTTCAAATGATTTGCTTTCTTCAAGAGAAAACGCTATCTTTACAGGCAAGACTGCTGAGATAAATGAAATTCTTGTAGATTTACGCGCTTCAGAAGAAGTTAAAGCTAGAAATAAAATGGCACAAAGAGAATTAAAAGCTAATAAGAACGTAGAAGTAGAGTCTTCTGAAGAAGCAAAAGATGCTGAGAAGATTGATAAAAAACAAAACACAAAAGAAATAGATCCTAACGTAATTAAAACTGAAGAACAGGGAGACTGGGATTGTATAATATAATAAATTTTAAAACGCTATAAAGCAAATGGGAAAGAATTCGAATTGTATAGGCGCCATGAAGTTTGAGGAAAAGCTAGTTACCATTTTGGGAACTCAAGAACTAGCTAATGCAGAAGCACGAAGAATTGCTTCTGATTCATTCAAACAAGTATTCGGCGATTGGGAAAACAATAAAGACGCTAAATGGACTGACAAACAAGGTGCATTAAGGCAAGATGATAATGGTTATCCTAGATTATTTAAATCTGGTAACCAATTCTACTATAAACTTAAGAATGGCAAGAAAGACTTCTTAAACAAGATTAAGTTTCCAGAAATAGATCCAGACGACGTATTTGAAATCACTAATCAACTTAGATATGAGCTATTCTCAACTAAGGAGGGATTTGATTTTAATAACATTGAGAACATAAAAGGTCTCAAGATAGCTGAGTCTATTCAATCTAGCATTGATGCTTATAGAGCTGAAAATGTAGGAGATCCTGATGCACAAATGCGTGCAGATCTTATTGAAAAATATAAGGAAGACTTTGTTATTGAGGTAAGAACTCAAATTGAAGACATGGGTCTTACATCAAGTAAGCGTATTAAAGCAGGTGCTAGAAAGGATCAAATTGTTGACTTAACTGATGAGAATGGAAATCCAGAAGGGGAAATGGCTGAAGAAGACAAATCCACTGGAATGAATTTCGCCGAAAGCTTTACAAAGAATTCTAAAGACACTGCGTCTGTAAATGTAAAGTTATTATTATCCACTGTATTAGATACTAAAAGAGAGCTTAGGAAAAATCCTGACGGAACTCCGTATGTAAATGAGAACGGTAAAAATGAAATGGTTATTTCTACTGTTCCTGGTAGGTTTTTAGGTAAGCCACAATTTGTTGAATTTGATGACGTATGGACTACCTTGGAGCCAATGCTAGCTGACTTAGTTAACTTTAACCTAGGAGGAGATGTTCAGGATGTATTTGACTTAATGGTTGAGAAGCTTGAGGGCTTAAAACTAGTTAAGCCATGGACAGAAGGATTAGTAGACAGACTAAAAGAATTAAATACTTCAGAGAAGATTGGTGAAAGAAATAAAATTACAGAATTTTTCCAAGCTTTCTCCAAAGCTCAACTTGATTATTATGTAACTGAAGTTAACGGTCGTAATATAAAAGTAATCAATGCTTCTTCTACAAACTCGAGATCTAGTAAGCTTAAAGCTGAATGGGGCCGTAATTTTAGAAAGAAATTCTTAACCAGCAAGGGTAAGATGAATAAAGCTGTCGATGTTGAACAAATATCTGACATGATTACTGAGTCAAAGAAAAAGTTTATAAGCCAAGTAGGCACAAGAGGAACAACAGCCTCTAAAATTAAAAGTATCAGTGAGAATCTTCCTATTCTAATGGGAGCAATGAATGCGCTTGGTATCAACGTTAACAACCTTGATATGCGTAACTTTATTCTTCAGGTTAGTGATCCGGAAAAAAGATATGGTGAAGTAAAAGCTTTATATGAAGGTATGGAAAGAACCATGGCTATCATAAAAGATGATAAAGCTCCATTTGTTGTAGCTGGTGAATTTAAAAATCCATTTGATGATCAATTGGTATTAGGTAGATTAGCTACTGCAAGAGGATTGAGCGCTATTCAATTATCTGAGAATACAATTGTTGGTAATGAAGGTAAGACATATTGGACCTATTCTTCATTAAGTTATTTACATAACAAGCTTAATGCCTGGAAACAGCAAGCTGGTGTAGATGATACTATGGATATACAAGCTTTAGCTAGCTTAACTTATAACAAGAATTCTAGATGGTTGAAATACTTATTAGCTGCTGATATTGTTAATGACAGTGAGCGCGAAGCTAAATCATTAGAAAGAATTCAGGATGTTCAAATAGGCTTGTCGAGCTCTATGAAATCCAAAAATAAGAATGACGGTGTTGATAATACTAAGATAACAATTGCTGATGCTATTAATGATAGTATGGTAAAAATTCTTGGTAAGAAAGCTTCTGCTCAAAAGTCATTATTTCCTACTATTGTTCCGGCTGATAAATCCCGTAAAATGGATCTTGCAGGTTTCGAAATGTTTGAAACAGGTATCGTATATACTAATGGTAAAGGAACAGAGGTTGATGATGCTACATCTGATATCTTTATAGATTACTTTGAAGATGAATTCAACAGGATGGCTGAGGCAGCTGATGAAATAGATAATCTTCCTGATTCAGAAAAGATAGAGCACTATCATACTAAGAGTATGAATGCGCTTCAGTCTCAATTGTTTCCAGAATTCTCACCTGCTGAAGCTTCTAAGGAAGTTAAAGCTATCTTATATGATAAGAACCGTCCTAAAAAATCTACAATTTCTGGATTATCTAAAACTCAGAAAGAGGCTTTAAGACCATTTGTTGTACAAGCTATCAAGGATAGAATGAAAGAAACTCTTCAGGAGTTAAGAAAAAATAAAATTATAGAAGTTGATCCAAAAGAAAAGGGTGGATTAAAGGCCCTTACTATTGATAAATCTTTAATGGCTTCATATGAGTCTCAAAGTTCACCAGTGCATACAATGGTTGGTGATTATGTTGTTAATGGACTTATTTCTACTATTGAATATACCAAGTTATTTTCTGGTGATCCTGCTTATTATAAAAATCAAAGTGATTTGATTAAAAGGATTCCTGCTACCTATACTGATGGATTGCAATTAAGACTTAGTGAGAATGATCACAAGTATTTTAATCAAGCAACAGTTAATGGTGTTGAGGTTGCTTCTAAGTATATGAAAGAGATAAGAGATTCTCTTACTGACAAGAAATTAATAGAAGCTTATAAAAATGTAAATACAACTGATGCTCAAGCATGGATAACTCCTCATAGATGGAAGTTTCTTAAAGAGAGATTAGGCCAATGGGGTGCTCAGCATGAGAAAGTATTCAAGAAAATGATGGATGGTAAAGAGTTAGAGCCTAAGGAACTTAAACTTGCTGCTCAACCATTGAAAGGTGTGTATTTCGAAGTTAATGACGGACGTCCTGTATATTTAAAATATTCACAGGCCGTACTAGTTCCTAGTTTAGTTAAGAACACTCCGATGCAAGCTCTATATAATAAGATGACAATAGATCCTGCAACAGGTGAGCCATTTGAAAATAAAAAAGATGAACTTCATGAAGTTATTACTCGTGACGGTGTAAAAGTTGGAGCAAAAGGAATAACAGATATTCACTCTAAAGACGGTGAGTTATTGGCAGAGTTTGAATTAAATTCAACTCCTTTAATTAATTCAGGTTGGAAATTACAACAAGATCTGCCTACAAAGCTTATTCATGATACTCTTACTGGATCTCAAATCCAAAAGAACATATTAGCTGGTATTGACTTATCTTCTAAATTAGCTAACTATGAACTTAATGGTGAACCTAAAACTGGTAGAGAAATCATGCAAATGATTCATGATACTATTGGATCATTAGTTGGAGAAGGAAGAGAATCACTTGTAAATAAGTTCGGAATAGGAGAAGATAATAAGATTACTAATATGACGGCAGTCTATGAAGCTCTTATTGACGAATTTAAATCAAGAGGTGGAGATGAAAATATTATCTCAGCCTTAGAAAAAGAGATGTCATTTGATGCTATTCCTCAATTAGCAGGAAGAGTACAAAGTATCTTTATGTCTATCTTTAATAAAGAACTTATTAAAGTTAAGACTAATGGAGGTTCTTTTATTCAAGTATCACCATTTGGACTTGAGTCTGTTCAGGAAATTGTAAAAGATGACTCCGGTGAAGGTCCAACTAAAGTTCTTAGATCCGGTATCAAAATAGTATCTGATAACTATGATCCAAAAGGATTAAAGCCACCACGTATTGATAAAAAGACTGGAAAAGTTTTACCTGGTCAAGCAATGTTACCATATAGTGCAATAAGAAGCGCTATTGATAAGTATAACAAACAATTTAAAAATGAGAATGATCCACAGAGAATAAATCCATGGAACATGTCAGCTGCTAAGCTTAAGGAAATTTTAGATCCTAGTGCACTACAAATGGTTGCTTATAGAATACCTAACCAAGGAATGTCTTCTAATGATCCTTTAGAGATTGTTGGTATACTTCCTCCTGAGTTAGGAGATAGTATTGTTGCTTACGATGCTGTACCTGGTAAGACTGGTAGTGACTTTGATATAGATAAGATGTATGTCATGACGCATCACCTTGAAGTGAGAGATGGAAAAATCCAAAAGGTACCAAGTAACATGGACTCCAAAAAAGGTAAGCAAAATATGCTAGTAGATTTATATACTAGTGTTCTTACTAGTCCTCATACTTACGATCAAATGATGACATCTATTGATGCTGGTTTCTTAAAGAATGATATCGTTGACTTATTTCCTCCAAAGGAATTAGGAAGCTTACAGTTTATGAGCCCTATGCAACAAATCAAGACTAAGTTTGAATACTTGTCTGGTAAGTTCGGTGTGGCCCAGACTGCAAACCAGTTAGTGGACCATGCAAGCAACCAAAGTTTAAACATTAGACTTAACGGATACTTAGGTATTGGACATAAAGACTCTAAAGGCAATACAAAGTTTGATAACATTACAGACACAGATGGTAAGAATAGCATTAGTGATGTACTATCTGCATTCTTAAACGCGTATGTTGATATTGCAAAGGATCCTTATATTTCTCGTGGTAACCACAATGTTAATACAGCAAGTATTACATTTATGTTGTTACGAGCAGGAGCCCCTGTATCATGGGTTAACAGGTTTGTAGGTCAACCTATTCTTAAAGATTTAGTTGATGTTATAAACATGTCTGATGGCAAAACTGCAAGAAGATTAACTTTTGGAGACTCAGGTAAGACTGTAACTCCAATTGAGTATATTAGATTGCAATACGGTGTTAAGAAAGGTGATGCTACTGAAACTGATGTTGCTGCTTTAAGCCCATCTAAGATGGAGACTGCAATTAAAAAAGAAGGCGCCCTTACTACTGAAGAGAAAATTGAACAAGGTAAGATCCTGGATGTATTTGAATTCCTTCAAGATCATGCACGAGCTTTCAATGCCAGTGTATCTGCTGCTAAGGCTGATACCAAAGGTAATGGAGGTGGAGTTCTACCTTTACATATTGCTAAAAATAAAGTGAATGCCGTTCTTAATGCTAAGAAAATATTAGGATATGCTTCTAAAGGGTTTACTGATGCACATGCTACCTCTACTATGATGGGTCATTACTATCATAACGGAGTGTTATGGGTTAGTAAAGTTTTAGAATCTAGTGATTTATTCTTAGCTGGTAAGCAAGAAGTATTACATGCTTTTGACGGCGTATCTGAAGCTTTAGGAAAAGGATTATTAACTGATCCTGAATTAGGAAGAGTGTTAGAAAATTCTTTTAGATCTTACTCTATGTCTGGATTATCTGTCTTTAAAGATAACAACTCAGATCATGACTTTTTATTTAAAGTTTTACCAGAACAAATTTCTGCACTTAAAGAAACTAATGATAATTTCTTAATCCAAGAACTTAGAATAGAGACTTCAGGTGGATACGAATTCTTAGGGATAGATTCTAGAACAGCTACAAAAAGTTTTAACAATAGAATATATAGAGCGTGGTCTCAACTACTTAATTCTTCTGATCCGGCCGAAAGAAAGCTTGGAGTGGATTTAATAAGATACGCGTACTCACAATCTGGATTTAATAATAATTTAAATCAATTCTTTTCACACATCCCACATAATTTCTTTGCAGAACAAGGTATTGCATTTGAGATTGATGAGATGTTTAGAACTATTGACAATATGGTTGCAGGTGAAGACTTTAAAGATCAAATGCTAAGACATCAATGGGATAATAAAACATTGGGTTCTAAATTAGTTCCTGAGCTTAGAGCTGATAAAATAAAAGGTTTCGGAGGTTTATTTAGTCTTGGAACCGGATTTATCAGTGACGAAGAAAAATATTCTGTTGCAGTTGATGTAGATTTTATGGGTAATAAAACATTCCCTAAATTTACAAAAGTAATGCTTAATCAAAAAGAAGTATATGATAAAGGTGCTATTCCAAATTATGGTTTATTCATATTAAGAGGAGAAGTTAATGGAAATCCTGTATATACTCGTACACATAAGCTTGGACACAAATCTAGTAAAGGTAGTATATTCGAATACAATGAAAAAGAAGCTCCTACTAAGTCTGTTGTTGAAGGAAATAATGTTCCTACTAAGATTAAGGGTGAGATTAGAGATATAATGAAACAACTTAGATCTGATCCTGGATTTATTGAGGAAAAAGATGCAATTACTATTCAAGAAAGTACTCCAAGTGAGAATGTTCGAGAAGTATCTAAGAAAATCATTAGTGATATTGATATAGCTTCATTTAAGAAAAGAATTAAAGATGGACAATTGCCTAGTGAACATTTTACTAATGACAGTGTATTTGCTGAAATCAAAAATTCTAAGACTGAAGGAAAAGGTAAAATGCCTCAGGATCACATGTGGATTAAAAATTCAAATGATAGATACGATATGATTGGTCAACAATCTGGTGAAATTATTGTTGCCAATGTTGACCTTGAAACTGGATTACAATATACAGAGGTAAATATAGATAAAGCAGATAAAGCTCAAGAAGAAAGAATATTACCTAGTGATGACTATCAATTTGAAGAACTTCAAGTGTTTAATGCTAAGATAGCTCACTTACAAAGTAAAATGAACGTAGATGTTATTATGGATAGCACAGTTCCTACATCAAGAGTATTAGGAGCTTCAGATCCTAGAACAATTGCTGCTGGTAAACCTGTTATCTTAATTAATCCTAAGGCTATCTTTAAAACTACTGCTATTCACGAATTTGCGCATATCTTTATAGATGCATTTCCTGGTGGCTTAAAGAACAAAAGATTGCAGAAGGCATTACAAGAGCTTAAGAGAACAGGATTGTACGATGAAGTAAAAGAAGGTTATCCTGAGCTGAGTGATGAGATGTTTGAGAAAGAACTTTTGGCCACTGCAATTGGTAGAGAAGGTGTTGACATTTGGGATAGCAATGAAAAAGCTGGAATGTGGACAGCATTTAAAAATTGGTTCTTTGACTTCTTAAGAAGAGCTTTTGGATTAAATCAAAGCGAAGTAACAAGCTTAACAAAAGAGTTATTAAACAATACTGTTAAGACTGATTTGCTAGCAAACTTATCGGAACAGGATCAACAAGAGAAGAATTTCGGACAACAAGAAGAAAAAGATGAAGAAGTTGTTGAACTTGAAAACACTTATAATCAAATTGTTTCTTCTATTGCTAACTTGAGACAAGCTATTGAGCCTCGTACTAAAAAAGAACTTAAGGTTGAAGAATCTAAAAAGGCTGGATTAGAGAAAGGTGAGAAAACTAAATATCAAGAAGTTAAAGCTTTAGATGAGAAATTAACTGATGAGATGAGTAGGCTTAATGAAACAGCTAACTCAAGAGCAATGCTTAGATATGTTGCATTTTCACAGAAGAGTGTTAATGAATACAAATCACTTGTTAGTAGGTTAACTGAAAGAGGTAAATTAACTCCTGAGGACATCAAGAATATTAAATTCTTTACATCTGTATTCACTATGATTCCTGATGTTAAGCAATTGATGTTAGAGCAATATGAAAAAGGATATCTTAAAGATAACAATGGTCAAAAGAAAAAGAGAATGGCCGTACTTGATAAGATTATAGCTGATTATGATACTTTAAATCAAGAGATGTTAGGTGTTTCAAGAAGAATATACGCGCAAACAATGGTAGAGCATTCTAATGAGCACGTAACTGCTTGGAGAAAGAAATTTGAGAAGCAATATGCTGATCTTGAGTCTAGAAATGCTACTCCTGATGAGAACATGTATGTCTGGGTTAACGCTAAGATGACAGCAAATAAAGATAAGATTGAAAGTGAAGCGCTTAAGTTCTATGAGAACCAGGCTAAGAAATCTTTATCAGATATTCATGCATCCACCGGGTGGTTGGTTTCTGAAAAGAACATAGCTAATGCTGAAATTCAAACAGTTTCTAGAATGATAGATGCTGCTGATTTTGAAGTTGACAGATGGGTCCAAGCTCAAGCAAAAGAAGTAGAAGATTCTTATAAAGAGTTCTCTAAAGACTATGCTAGCTCACTCGGAACAGAAGGAAGATATAAGAAATTTGTTGATCAAACTGATGAAGGATCTTATTTGATATCAGAATACAAAGCAGATTTCTTAGCTAAATACTATGAGGCTAATTCGTGGATGAATAAAAATGTATACGAGGAAAAGTTTGCAGGAATAGAAGTTACGAAAGATGGTAAATATACATATAATGGAGAAACTAAAGAACTTCTTTTACCTCGTAATGGATTAAAAGTCGAAGGTACTCATGTGTTTTATACCGAAGCTGGAATAACCCACTCAATGACACTTCAAGAGGCTATTGGAAAGAGTGAGCGTGCTTACTGGGTTGAAGAGAATACTGATACTCAAAAGACATCATATGGATTGGATCTTAAGCCTAAGAAATCAATATGGGCTAATCCTGCTTATGAAGAATTATCTGTTAAAGACAGGGAGCACTTGAAATCTATGAGAAAAATGATATTAGACGCGCATGTCTTAACTGAAGGTAAGCAAACTCTAATTGAAAAAGCAGGTGTTGCTGATTTTTATAGATTACCAGGCGTAACAAGATCTAGTAAGGCTAGAGCTCTTGCAGGTGATTTAAAATCTCTTGTTAGTGACAGTGTAACTGACATGTTCAAGAAGAAAGAAGATGAATTTGAATTAGAAGCTGAAGGAACTAAAGCTGCTGACAAAGGAAAGAATTCTATTCGCAGAATGGCTGACCTTACTAATAAGCAGAAGTATGATGTTCCTATTCCGTTCAGAGCTAAGCTTAGCAAAGCAGATCAAAGTCTAGATATTCACACTATCTTACTTATGAATTTGAAAGAAGCTAAGAACTATGAGCAAAAGAAAAAGCTTGAAGCTCAAGTGCATGTTATGATTGATGTTATGAGTAATAGACTTATTCCTAACCATTCAGGATTACAGAAGCTTGCAGTTATGCACGGGTTCAGTAGAGATAAAGAGATTCAAATGCATTTACCTAAGGAGCAATTGCCTGAGGATGTTAAGACTCTTATTTCTATAATGGAAAGTAGAATCTATGGAATAAAAGAGAAAGATGCAGGGTCCGCTGCTGGCGTAAATATGCAAAAGGCCACAACAACTCTCTTAAAATACGCAGGTAGTGTAGCTCTTATTGGTAACTTCGTTAACTCTTTTGTTAATGCAACTACTGGTACAGTTAACAACTTAATAGAAGCATGGGGTGGTGAAACATATAATCTTACTAACTGGAAGAATGCTGGTGTTAAATACTGGAAAGATTCTAAAGGATTAGTAGATGATATTGGATCTAATGTAAACTCTTCAAGAACTAACATGATGTTGGATGTATTCAACGTATTAGGTTCAAGAGAAAGTTTAAATAACAATTTCGAAGATAATAGTAGATTAAAATCTATGATGAACACTAGTAAGCTACGTCCAATAGCACAAGGCGGTGAGCATATGATGCAATCTAAAGTGATGTACGCAGTCTTGGATAATATTAAAGTTCTAAACAAGAAGGGGGAATATCTAGATAAAAATGGTAACGTGACAAAAGATGTCGCCAAGGCTGCCACTTTAGATGAAGTTATGTATTTTGAAAGAGATAAGAAAGGAGAATCAGTAGCTAAGCTTCCTGCTTGGGTTGCCGCAACTACTTTTTCACCTCAACCGGGTAAGCAGGATGAAATACTTGTTGACGCGAGAGGCCTAATTAAGAAAAAAATCATAGACTTACATGGTAACTATGATAATGATCTTAAGAATAAAGCTCAACGTGAATGGTGGGGTAAACTATTATTCTTCTTGAAAAAATGGATGGAGTCAACTACTCTTCGTAGATTTAGAGGCTATGCAACAGCGCTTAAGAAATCTGAAGAATTGAGAGATGTAGATAAATATTACTCTGAAGATATGAAACAATATCAAGAGGGATATTATATTACAGCTGCAAGGTTTATAAAGAATTCTTTATTACCTGCTGCAAAAGAACTTAAGTTCGAAGCTATAACAGCTGATTACAAGAATATGTCTAAACATGAGAAAGCTAATATGAGAAGATTAGTTGCTGAATTTGGTATGATGACATTGACGCTATTGGCTTATGCAGCCATGGGAGGATTTGACGATGAGCCAGATGATGAGACTTTAATGGCCAGATACTTCTTAAGAAGAGAGTTATCAGAACTAACGTTCTATTTAAATCCTGCTGAAACTATTAAGTTGATGAAGAATCCAACAGCCAGTGTATCTGTTATAGAGAGATACACTAAAGTTCTTGGACAGTTCATGTCACCAACTGAGCGTTATGAGCAAGGTAGAAATGAAGGAAGGCTTAAGTTATGGGTGAAGACTAAGAAAGCTTTACCTTATTGGGCCCAAACTGAAAAAGATTATAAAGCATCACTGCGTTTCTTGCAGATTATGGATTAATCATTTTTAAGTTTCATGTAATAAAAAAAAACTCCTGTTGGTCATTAGCCTTCAGGAGTTTTTTACGCGGTCTTTCAAAACACAGCCAAGGAGATGTTACTCTCCGAGTATACTATTAATGTTAGTTATAACATTTTCATTAGCAATCACTTCAGCCTTAAGGCTGTCTTGTGCTAATTTTAATTCTTCTGCTTGTTTACGTAAGTTGCTATCTTCTTCTAACATAGCCTCATTACTTTTACTTAAATTATTTTTCAAAGCTGCAAAATATTGATTTGTGGCTTTGAGATTTAGAGATTAATTTCTCTGCTGTACTTGTATTTGTTGTTGTATTAAACATTTTAATTTTAATTTTGTTTATTGAATAATTTCTTTATTAATAATCCTTCTCCTGTTGAGGGAGGTGTGTGCGGTGGTTGAGGTATTGATGTTACAGGTGTGGTAGCATGAACTATTCCTTGTGTGTTCTTTGTAATACCCATACTCTGCATCATCTTTTGAGCAGTTTGTTCAACATCCCTGTCTTCTGCTTCTTTCACCAAACCACCTTCTTTCATATCAGTCCACGTTTGCTTGTGTTTTAAAAACACTATCTTACCAGTTTTTGATCCAATAACAGCATTGTGAAGAGACATTACACCGAAGTGTTCGTCATCTAAGGCTAGTATTCCAGTCTTAGGCTCATACCCGTAGATTCCTTCAGGTATTCCCATAAAGGTTTCTGTAACGTGCATGTGTGTAACATCAAATGGTTTTGTAACTACTTGACAGTCTTCTAAGAAGTAGTCAATATACGCTCCATATGATTTCTTTGCTTTTTTATTTAACATTTATCTTTTTTTATTATTGGTAAAAATCCTAATTCTCTTAATGATTCATGATCAGATGGAAATGTATGAGTGTCATATCCATCCTTTATGCAACATTCGCTTACAACAATAATTTGCCCATCCTCTCTTCCTGGGCTTCTAAAACCATCTATCTTATAGGTTCTTCCTGCAATTGCGTAAGGAACAGGATTACCATCATCATCTACATCGTCATCCATATAACCTGTCTTGGTACAAAGAAGATGTGTAGCATTCCTTGTGTTAAGAGCTATCTTATGAATTATGCTTTCTTTCTTTTTACCAATTATCCCCATTAGAACAAGTTTATAATGAAATCTTGTCTTGCTTTTTGAGCTTGTACTAATGTATCATATTCTCCTACGTACATTGAGTGTTTTGTTGCATTAGAGCTTTTACCTCTGTAATCTACTCTTGCTTCAAATTTTCCTTTGGATAAAACTCTTATCCCTTTACTTATAGCTGTCTTTGCCATTTTTATTTAATTTTAATTTAACAATCATTATATCTGTCCTCAAAGTCTTGAAGTTGTCATTCAATATCTAAGTCAGGTTCTATCTTATCTTTTATTTTTCCAGGACTGCACATTGCGCAACTACATGGTTTGCCTGTTGTCTTATATATGTGTAATTTATGTTTTTCATTATCAGATAAAGAGTCAATATTTACATGTAGATTTTTTTAATTCTCTTCTTTTGTTTTAGCCTTCCAAGCTCTCTTCTTCTTTCTTTATTTATTTTATTCATTTTATTCATTTTTAAAAAGGTATATTTTTTCCATACTCTTCAGGTTTAATATAACCCTTAGCTATTTTACTTTTTCTGATCCAATCTTTTGTCTTTTGAGACATAGATGAAATACATCTTCTTTCATTTTCGGGGTCGAACATGTTTAATATGAATAAATAATTGTCATCGTGATTCTCAATACCATCTATTCTTTCTACTTTTCCGGTCACATATCCATGTGTATTGTCAAAATTATCAAACCAGTATTGCCTAGCTCTGTTTTTAACCTCTGCAAACACATCATCCGGAGGAGCAGTATCATATATACTTCTCTTCTTCTTTAACATATACTTAATTTTCTTTTTTTAAATTATATATTCTCTCATATTCAGCATCAATTGCCGCAATATAAGCTATTACATCATTAGGATCTTTTTGATCATAAAGTCTACTGCTTAATGGTAAGAATTTCTCTCCCTTCTGTTTAAATACTTTTACCATTTGAGTATTACGAGATTGAGCAGCAGCATATAAGGTAAAACCTTCTTTATTACACCACCTCATAGCGTCAATATTCCTATGATAAAATCTCCTTCTGTTCTCTTTTAACTCAGCCTCTTTCTTAAGGCGTTGTTGTTGTTTGTTTATCACATCATCTTCCTTTTGCTTCTGGATATAAATCTTTTACAAAGTCTGATTGCCAGTACTCTTTAGTATTTATGTCCATTATTGTTAATTTTCCTCCCCAGCCTCCACCGGTGTCTACGTTCCAAACATTTTGTCTGTTCATAGGTACGTGAATTCTATCACCAGGCTTAATTACATCTGCTTCTGGATAATGTGCTTTACATATATTAGCCATCGTAGTGGTATGTCCAATAAATACCTCTTTATGAGCATTTACTTTAGCACCAGATAAAACTTGCTTCCACATGTTTCTATCCCACACTCGTAAGTATGGTATTGTGCCTGCTACGCCTTCTTCTCTATTGCATCCTGCATGAACAAATGCTTGGTCTTTGTTGGTTACATAATATGGATGAAGTGCCGTTAGAAACGCTCTATGAGCGTCTAGACTTCTTGGATCATTATCATTGTCTGCCCAAAAGGCTGTATAAGACTCTAATGTTGTATATCCACCATTTTGTAGCCAATCTGGTTGAGCTACTCCCATGTTTAAGAATTCTCTTAACCATCCATCGTGGTTTCCCTCAATGCATATGATTGCATCTTCATGTCTTTTAAGATCCTTAATTTGTTCTTTTAATTTAATGATGTAGTCAACTACACCAGCAGATTCTGGCCATCCGTCAACGTAGTCACCTACGAAGATTAAATTATCTTTCTTTATATTATATGCACAGCGATCAAGCACTTGTATTAATGCTTTAAGACCGCCATGCACATCTCCAATAACTAATGTTCTAGCTTGCATGATCTTCGCATATTTCTGTTCCTTCTATATCTATAAATCCTTTCATTTTTTTTTATTTTATTACTCTTAATTTTCTTTGAGAAGTCATTGTTCTGGCATGAGTGCCCTTCATTGATGACGTAACCCACTTGCTTTTTCCATAATGGAAGTACATTCTATCAGGACCATCTATAATTTTATAAAATACAGAAGCATAAGAATGCCTTGTAACTATTGCTTCATAAAGATTGCCGTAATAAATTACAGAAACCTTATCTCCTGTGTTAATCTTCCTTCCTTTTATGTCTAGGTGGCCTGTTTTTTCTTTCTTGATTATTGACTCTGGAGTCTGTTTCTTTTTTTTTAATAATAGCATCTTCTTCGCATATTTTAATCACATCATCTAATGTTAATTGCTTTCCCATGTTAGCGGAATGTTTTTTCTGTTTAACTCGTAATTATAATTATGATATTCAAGCGCTTGTTTTAGTCTATTGTAATTAATAGCTTTAACACTTTCTCTTTCTTTCCATCCACTGATAAGTAAAACTAATTTACTTTTATCAACAGTGAATGATTTCTTCTTTTGGGCACATAGCATTGCTTTTTCTGCCCAATAACCGTCTTCGTCAAATGATATAGGTACTACTCTTAAGAGTCCTTCTGTATCAAAAACTTTATTATCAACTACATATAGTAAATCAGCGTCAGCAAGATGAATGAATTTTTGATTCCATGTTTGACCGTTGTTTACTGTATAGTTTTTTTGTTGTTTCATTTCATTTTTAAGATCATTTGGTATCGTACAAAATGACCCTGGACCAACTGGCCTCATTGCTTTTTTACTTAAAAACATTTTCTTTCTATCATATTAAAAATGAGGTGGCCTATTTGACCACCCCATAAAATTAAAATTTACTTACTTAAAACTTGCTATTTTTTTACAAGTTTCTACAAAGAAGTTATGTGTGAATTTATTTTTCATTAGATTAACATGTTGAGATACAAACTGAACATTTCCAGGGATATACCCTTTAGAAGAATCAATTCTATCTACTGACGCTGTATAATCTTCATCATTCCACTTTTTAGGAAGAGTTAATTTTTCATTAGTATAAGCACATTTACCTTTCTGTTTATTCCATAAATCATCAAGATATTTTGCATCAATAGTAACGTCTAATTTTCTTCCATTTTTACTTCTTCTTTTTGCACTTTTTTTAACATGTTTGCCAAAAAAGTTACCACTAATATTACCAGAGCCTTTCCAGGAGGCGTTACGCTCACCCGTTATGTTGTTATTATTTAAACAACCGCAAGATCTGATATTATTATTTTTCCTATTTAAGTGCCTTGTGGAAACAAGCTTTTCATTTCCACAATTGCACTTACACTCCCATAGTTTACTGCCTCCACGACTAGATCCAGCCAACTTAACTACTGTTAGTTTGCCGAATGTTTTTCCTGTCAAATCAACTTTTTTATTTCCCATATTATAAATATACAAAAAATAATTCAATTGGGCAAACAGGCCTATTTCACGGGACAGCCACCAATCCCACAAGCACCTAAATCTTCAAAGTCTTCCTCATTAATCACTACGGATTCAATAGGCTTAACTCTTGCAATTAAGTACTCATACTGTTCTTTACTAATAGGTTCTTCAGGTAATTGTTTGAAACCTGAAGTGCTTCCTTGAAGTAAGAAACTAAGTGTTTTAAAATTCTCAGCAAAATTCTCTTCAATGTATTCTTTAAGAGCTGGCAAATCCTCTTTAGTGTAGTATGCTGTTACTGATACAGAGTTATCTGACCAATTTTTCTGCATAAACTTCACTGTTTCGAGTTGCTCAAATACAGTAAGATCATCAAATGATGGAACACCATCTGGATATTTACAAGGGAATTCTACAATCATACTAGATCTGTCAAGAGTACCGTCAAAGTTCTCTTTAAATTCTACATGAAATCCATGAGTTTTGCAAACCTCTATTAAAGGTGAGCTTGAGCTTATGGTTATTCTTCTTATATAATACTGTCCAGCCACTGATGGATGAACTCCTGGTGTTACACCTGCCAATAGTGATAATGTGCCACTTGGTTTTACCGTGGTAAGCTTTATACTTACCGGGAATCCCATCGCCTTAGAGTATGTTTTATCATATTCTCTTAAGTACGAGTATCCTGGATCTAACCAACTTAATTGCTCATCTGAAGCCATCATCACTCCTGTAATGCCTATACCCATTCTCATGTTATTGTTAACAACTTCTTGAGTTTCTGGGTGATGACACTTTAGAGCTAATGAATGCTTATTAACTCTATACAGCATTGTTATTACTTTCTTAAACCTTTCATAACTAGTTATGTTAGGCAAATAGACTTCTGCTAGGCAGCAAGTTTCTTTGTCTTCTAAAGACTGCTCTGCACAAGGATTAAACCCTTCTACTCTCGGATCAGGATATTTATACTCACCAGTTCTACCAACTTTCTTAGATAAAGCTATGTTTATCAATCCGTATGGTTCTCCCTGTTGATAAGTATCCCAAAACTCTTGTGGAAGTAACTTTGCGTCATAACAGTCAACAGAGTTATTACTCATTCCTCTCCAGTTTGGAATAGGACCTAAATCCCATCTCTTAGCTTTTAAGAACTCTAAATCATCATAGTCTCCTATGGCAATCTGAGCTGAGCGTCTAACATTACCTGCTACTACTATGCTCCCAATGATGTTCATAATATCTAAACAATCAATAGGACGTAATTGCTTACCTCTTCTATTTTGAATCACTTCGGTGATTTTATCAAGACCTTCAACAAGGATAGTGGGTCCAGAGGCAACCCCTCCAAACCCTTTTATATCCTCACCATAACCCCTAATCAATTGGCAACTATATGTGAAACCTTCTCCTGAGTAAAAGTGAGCTTTTAATACTTTTCCAAGTAATTTAACCCACCCCTCCCGGGTATCTGGCACTATAAAGTCAGCTTGCTTATCATCAAACCTTTCTATTTTTAACTTTTTATTAACCACCTTCGGTAGTTTAAATACGTGTTCGCGTTTAATTGAGTATCCTACTCCTGAACCAAGCATCAACATGTCCATTGTCCATGTAAAAGGCCTGATAGGGTGATCTACAACAGTAAATGCACAGTTCTGTAAACTAGGTAAACCTAATTGATCAACTGTTTTTGTGCCTAACTGCCACATAAAACGTCCTGCAACAGAACCTTCCATATTGTGTCTCATATCACGATAAAACTCTTTCTCATCTTCTGTGAGATTAAGTTTCAACTGTTTGGAAATTCCGGACAGTTCACGCTCTACTCCTTCCGTAAATGTTTCTTTTGTTCCATCTTTTTTTGTTCTAGAATATGTTCTAGCGTGGGTGATGTAGCCTAATGGGCCCCACTTAACTTTCCTTTCCGTCATTTTCACTTTCATTTAAAAACTGTTCAATCTTAAACTTTGTCTCACTGCAAAAGTTTATGAAATTCTCATTATGCATGTCAGGCTTACTCGATAATTCATCATTTGGGTCAATCTTGACACCTAATGCTTCATTCATCTTTATTCTTAAACCTTCATCTCTAGCGAGTATTTTCATAATTTTAGAGCCATTACTAGCTCCTTTCCTTTTTAAAAAGTCATCTATTGCAGCCTTATGTTCATCACTGAACATACTATATTTTCCATTAACAAACAATGTTCTAGCATCTTTCATATTTTTAGATAATCTGAACTTATAAAGTACCAAACTATCATAGTCTTCATGACCAACATAAAGATGATTTTCCATTAACTGTTTCTCCCAAGCTGTGTATTGTGGATTTGCACTCCATTCATACAGCACACAAAATTCATCTTCATCACCATTACTTAAATAAGAATTTCTTAATAAGTGAATGTATTTAAAGTGAACTTGTGAGTCAACTAAGGGTAGAAAATATGTAAGACTCTTGTTAAGAATGATTTCGATTTTGTTCTTTCGTACTTTCATTGTTTACTATTCCGTCTAACATTATTCTTCCTTCATTTTCATAAACCTCTTGCAGGTACTCACAATATCTGCCTTCTTTGCAGTTATAGTAATCATCTAACAAGTCTCCAACTCCTCTGTGTACATACCCGAAAACATCTGTAAATCCATTCATTGCATGGAAGTGTAGTTCCTCAGGCATAACCCAAACGACAGGTTTATATGGATTCATTTTTGAGATATAAAGAAACTCAAAGTCTTCTACTGTATATCCTTTTAAGTCAGGGTCATTAGCCACAATATTCATTAAGGCCTCTTTGTAGAGCGCTCCTTGAATGTAATATTTATGAATAAGTATAACTTCATTGAATTTTTCAGCAGGAGATTCTCCTGTCTTTAAATCTACTGGATAAATTTTCTTTTCATTGTGATCTATCCTAACACAATCTAACATTCCTTTGCACTTCAACCCTCTAACTTCAGCG